CCCTCTGTGGAAAATCCAACATTTTCTGACCTCAATAATATTAATGGAACAGTAAATCTCTTAGAGGCTGCAAAAAATGCTGGAGTAAAGAGGTTTATTTTCTCCTCTTCTTCCTCAATATATGGAGGCTCTACAGACCTTCCTACGAAAGAGGCCCTTCCTGCCAACCCGAAGTCTCCTTACGCCCTGCAGAAGCTAACCGGAGAGAAGTATTGCGAGATGTTTTCAAAGCTATACGCTATGGACACAGCCTCTCTGAGATACTTCAATGTATTTGGTCCAAGGCAAAGATCTGACTCTGCTTATGCCGCAGTTATTGCTGCATTTTGTGATGCAGAGAAGAAAGGCGTAGCTCCCGTGATTTTTGGCAGTGGAGAACAGTTTCGGGACTTTTGTTACGTAGAGAATGTTGTCGATGCTAATATAGAGGCTGCGTTAGCAGAATCTCCACTAAGAGGGGAAGTTTTCAATGTTGGCTGTGGCGGAAGAATAACTGTAAATGAATTATGTGAAAAAATATGTTCCATAAGCCCAACCTACAAAGAGAAACGGGCCGGAGATGTCTTCTGTTCTCAAGCAGATATTTCGAAAGCAAGGGCGTATCTTGGATACAATGCAAGGCATTCTTTCGAAGAAGGGATAAAAAAGACCCTAAGCTGGCACCTTGATAGCTAAATGTGCGGAATCTTTGGTACAGTCGGAAGCAGCGATGCTTACGAAGAAATAAAAGAAGGACTAGAAAGACTTTCTTACAGAGGCTATGACTCTGCTGGAATAGCTATTCTTGATGAAGATTTTACCATTGAAAAGACCAAGGGGCATCCAGAAAATCTCCCAGATGGGCCTATCGGAAGCAGAGTCGGCATCGGGCATGACAGGTGGGCTACACACTCTCTTCCTACCAAAGAAAATGCTCATCCTTATTTGTCAAATGACAATAGCATTGCCTTAGTTCATAATGGAATTATAGAGAACTATTCAGAAGTTCAGAGCTTCCTTCGATCAAATGGTTTTTGTTTTAAAACAAAAACTGATACAGAGGTTCTTCCGAATCTTATTCAGCACTTCTTATCTCAAGACAAAACCATGCAATCTGCCATCATCAATATGACGAAAGCCATACGTGGCGCTTATGCTATTGCTTTTTTGCATAAAAATCATCCTGAGAAAATCTTCGTAGTAAGACATGGATCTCCAATTTGTATTGGACGAGGAGGCAGCACTCATTATATATCTTCAGATACAAACTCTTTTCCCAAAGGAATAGAAGAAGTTATTACCTTGGAAGATGATCGCTTTGCGATTATCACCCCTGATTCTGTTAAACTGAAAACATTTAAAGGCGGAAACAAAAAGCCTAAATGGGAAACCTCTATCAGTGATGATGAAATTTACAATTTAGGTAAATACTCCACATATATGGAAAAGGAAATAAGCGAACAACCTATATATCTGAAAAACGCCATTAATGGTAGAGTAATCCAGAATCCTCCAGATATTCGTATCGCAGGAATCTCAGACTATCTTGATAAGATTATTGAAGCCGACGAAGTGGTTTTCGTCGGCTGCGGATCTGCCTTTTATGCCTCCCAAATTGCAGCAAGAGCAATGGAAGACATAGGGGGAGTTAGGTCTCGAGCCTTAAGCGCTGGAGAGCTTCAATACGACAATCCCATTATAACTCAAAAGACTGTTTTGATTGCTGTCTCTCAATCTGGCGAAACTGCAGATACGATTGGGTGTATAAAACTCTATAAAGATCGCGGAGCAACAACCTTAGGGATAGTAAATGTTGTAAATTCATCGATATCTAGGCTTGTAGACGCAGGGATATACATTAGAGCTGGACAAGAGACAAGCGTTGCATCTACAAAGGCTCTGACAAATCAGGTTTTCAATCTTTTAATGATAGCTTATGCAGTGGGAGGCAAGAATGGTTTATCACGTTCTGATTATCTGTCTTTCATTTTAGAGTCAAAGGAAATGCCGAAACTAATCAAGAAGGTTAACGGCTTAACTACAAGTTATAAGGAAATAGCGAAAGAGCACTCGGGCTCTCAAAGCATGATCTGTATAGGAAGAGGACTTCTAGAGACCATTGCGTATGAGGCTGCTCTAAAAATCAAAGAAATTAGCTATATTCATGCGGAAGGCTATTCTGCATCAGAACTAAAACATGGGCCTCTAGCTCTAATCTCTCCAGAGGTCCCTACAGTCGCGTTCATACAGTCTGGGCTGCTTGGGCATAAGGCGCTATCAAATCTACACGAAATTGCTTCTCGTGGCGGCCTGTTAATCGTGGTAGGCCCTCCTGGCAGTCAGCCTTTAGATATTCCTAGTTTGTTTATTGAAATACCAGAAGTCACCAACAAATATCTTAATTCCATGCTTCATCTTGTTGCAGCTCAAAATATAGCATATTTCTTGGCAAGGAAATTGGGTCGAAAAGTTGACCGGCCGCGGAATTTATCAAAAATTATTTCTGTAGAATAGATATTCTCTAGGAGTAAAATCTAGGAGCACCCTAGATAGACGGGGTTCTGTGGAGATGAAGATGAGAGAAAACGCACTAGGGCCTACGGCTATCATAACAGGAGTTGCAGGACAGGATGGATCGTATTTAGCAGAGTTTCTGCTGGAGAAAGGATACAGAGTTGTAGGCCTTGCAAGGCGTCATGCTTCTGTTAAGGAGTATACTAACATCAAAGATTTGCTTGTCAACAAAAACTTTAAACTTTTTGAAGGCGACATTACAGATACAACGTTAATATCCAGAATTCTTCATGATTATAAGCCGCATGAGTTTTATGCCCTTGCGGCAATGAGCCACGTTGGTCAATCATTCCGAGAGCCTCTTGCCACATTTGATGTGAATGCCAGGGCCATTATTGGTCAGCTAGAAATGATAAGGCAATATTCGCCTTATACGAGAGTATATTTCGCCGGAACTTCAGAGCTTTTCGGAGGGATCTCCTGCCCAGAAACAGGGTATACCGAAGAGTCTCCTTTTCACCCCAGATCTCCCTATGGAGTGGCTAAGCTGGCTGCATATTGGGCTACAGTCAACTACAGAGAGGCGTATGGGATGTTCGCGGTAAACGGAATTCTGCACAATCACTGCTCACCCCGAAGAGGTTATGACTTCGCAACCAGAAAGATAACCAGAGGAGTTGCGAAAGTTAAACTTGGCCTTGAGAGTACTCTTAAGATGGGAAATCTAGATGCCTTTAGGGACGAGGGTCACTCCAAAGACTTTTGTAGAGCTATGTGGATGATGCTGCAGGCGGAAGCTCCTGAGGATTATCTTGTAGCAACAGGCGAGGGAGCAACTATCAGAGAGATGTTGGAATATGTCTGCTCTTTGGCCGGCTTGGATATAGATGATGTTTACGAGAGAGATGAGCGTTTTATGCGACCATCAGAAGTTCCATTTTTACTTGGAAACCCTGCAAAGATAAAAAGGGACCTGGGATGGGAGCCTCAAATTTCTTGGAAGGAAACTCTGAAAGAAATGTATGAGAATGATTTGCTCCAGTTGACGCAAAATTCATAATCACACAATATAAATGATTACTAATATTAACTCCTTCTTTTAGGAGTTAATACGAGGAGACAAGGCTTGGACAATTTAGAGAGAATCGAGAAGCCTTGGGGCTATGAGGTTATATGGGGCAAGAGCGCATCTTCTGATGGATATATTGGAAAGCTCCTCTTCATAGATGCCGGAGAAAGGCTTTCTATGCAATTTCACGAGATAAAGGAAGAGACAATTTTGGTAAAAACTGGAACTCTTTATATACAGACGGTAGGAAAGGCATCCGGAAATAATGATTTCTCTGAGCTTATGAAATCCGCTATAGAAGAGATTGTTTTGCGCCCTGGGGATGTGATACACATCCCTCCATTCACAACTCATAGGTTTATTGCAAAAGAAGAGAATGTTGAGCTAATAGAGGTCAGCACCTGTTTTTTAAATGATGTAGTCAGAATCGAAGATGATTATGGAAGGTCCGATGAGAGCATTGATGAGGACCTTTGGGACGATTGCTAAACTTTTCTTTCTAACGCTCTTAGGCTTTTCTTTGTAGATCTATTTTTCGAAGTTTCCCTCAGAGATCTTAAGCGCTTTTTTATTTTATCTAAAAAATCACCATTATAATCTTCGTTGCTCTTAAAATAAGCAGGCACTTTTATCTCTGCCTCTTTTGTGCCAAGAATACTTGCTCTTGCAAACAGATGCGGATTATTTTCAATAAAACTATAAAGAGTTTTTAGTTCATCTTCGCTCATTTCGCTTAATAGAGATTTTCCGGTTATTTCCATGCTTATGGACATAAAAGAAGGATCATAATCCCATGCAATATTCATGGTTTCGGCCAGATGAATAACGTTTTCTTTTAGCATAATATTTCCATATCTATTTTTAAATAATAATAGTTCGCTAGGAAGGCTCGGGATTAATGACTAATCACTTATTATTGGCTATATTCTACTTGGTTATGGCCAACTCCTTGGCATGGTTTCAGGTGAACTTACAGTTCATATCTGAATGGTGGTACAATCGTCCACTTTTTACAATAATTTCTCTGTCGTTACCAACCACATTCTTTTTTTATTACGGCTGGAGATATTTGGTGGAATTTTACAATCAAGAAGTTTGGACAGCCAGAGTTGTGTCCTTCTCTATAAGCATTCTTTTATTCTGGATCTTTTCTTCAATTTTTAAATTGCAGCCTATAAATTTAAAAACTGGAATTTGTATAATGCTTTCATTCGCAATAATTTTAGTTCAGTCATATTGGCCGGACAGCAATCAGGCAATAGAGGTTGTGGATAAAGTTATCAAAAATTAATGAAAATAACATTTATAGGGTTTAATCTTGGCCCAACAAGAGCATTTACAAATGGTCCTGGGATGTCTTTTTATAACTTCTTAACCGCAATACAAGAAGATGTCGAGATAGACGTTTTTACGGTGCTCCCTGTTGAGGAGAAGATAGGTGGAATAAATTTTTTCTCAATAAATGACACCGCGCAGCTGGCAGGATCAATTGGCTCCTCAGAGGTTCTTCATCATTGGAGCGGAATTGATAGAAGGTTCGTAAAAATTATAAATGCTGCAAGTTTATTGGGAAAGAAGATAGTTTGTGGCCCAAATGTTCTAGACACAGTGCAAATCGAGAAAGAGAAGAGCTATCTTTTTGGCTCAGATATAAGTCTTTTTCTGACGACAAACGATAAGCTTAAACATGCTTTGTCCCATCAACACGCAATTCCAATATCTAAAATAAAAAGCTTTATAGTTGGCCCCGACTTAGATCTATGGAGTCCGGCTGAAAACAGAGGCTCTGGTGGCATATTATGGAAGGGCAATTGCAACCATGAGGTTAAGGACGTAGATTTCGGCCTAAGGCTGCGAGATGCTTTGCCTCAATATAAGTTCATGTTCCTAGGGCATCCCGCTCCGTATAAATACGAGGAACATATTTCTGTGGCCAAAACGGCCAGGGTGTATATAAATACATCGATGTCAGAAACGAAATCCCAAACGCTTATGGAAAGTTGGGCATCTGGAGTCCCGTCAGTAACACATCCTAAGATTTACTTGCATGGCGTAAATTACAAGACGGGAATTATTACGAATAAAACCATCGCAGATTATGCGGAGGCAATCTGCGAAATTATGGAGGACAAAGTTTTGTATTCAGTTCTCTCCGATGGAGCGCTCTCTTACGCCAGAGAGCACCTCTCGAAAGAAGTTATAAGGGCAAGATATTTCTCCCTATTAGAAGGCAAGCTATAATGCTTGTGGATATTATTATTCCGGCGTACAACCCTGGCCCCTATCTGCTTGACGCGCTGAAAAGCTGTACTCGTCAAAAATACAATAATTATACAGTCACTGTGATCGATGACAATTCGACCGAAGATGTAAAGTCAATTGTCGATAAATTTGCGGGATTCAATTATATCAGAAATAATGAAAACTTGGGCCCTGCAGGCGCTCGCAATGTAGGGATAAGGAATACCAGCGGAGACCTTATCAGTCTTCTGGATGCAGATGACCTGATGCACCCGGACAAGCTTAAACTCTCAGTAAAAGAGTTTAAGGATCAAGAAGTTGGTCTTGTTTGTGGGAACTATCAGATCCTGGTAAACAGGAAGAGGCTCCTAAGGCCTTTCTATAGGAAGCCGGTTAAGATTGACCGCGATGTTTTGATGACGCAAAACTTTGTAGCGTCAGGGTCGACTACCTTTCGACGCACTCTGATCGAAGAAATCGGAGGGTTTGATGAGCGGTTCTGGATCTCCGAGGATTACGCTTGTTGGATAAGGATGTCTGAGATCTCTAAAATAAAATATATTCATGAAATACTATATTATTATGCGGTATCCCCTGGGAATGACTCATTGACGCAGAGGGCAGATATTCAGAAAGATCACGAAAAGAATATAGAGATGATTAGACGAGAATCCAGAGAGAGAATGAGGATTACAAATGGGTCTTGATTACAAGAATAAGAACATTCTTATAAAAACGTATCTTTCTGAATCTGGACTGTTTTATCTTGGAAAATCTCTCGGCAAGCATTTAGAGCGCCATAATAACGTAGTCTTTATGGCTAAGGAAAAATACAAAAAAGATGATCGCGGAATGTTTCGCCGCTTTTATCCCACGCCCTATGATGAGGCAGCTTTAGACGGACTGAGTATCGTAAAGGTTAATGCGCGAGACTCAATAGAAGGCCAGGTTCTAAAGGCAATAAAAACACATCGTATAGATGTAATTATTTCGTTAGAAACATTCATGAGAAAAGCTCAGTGGGTTCGTAAGGCAAGGATGGCCGGAGTCATCGTATGCGACGTTCCAATGCCAGAGTGGACAAGCAAACAGTTTATCGAAAATAATTCTTATTCAATTTTTAATAAAATCCTTTGTCTTACAGAGACTTCATTAAAGGTTTTCTCAAAATACAAGACGGCTGAGCGATATGAGTGGGATTACGTAGATCGGGAATTGTTCCGTCCCAAAACAACTAAGGCATCGCTTCCAGCACTGACTTTTTATCACCCTGGAGCCTTAAATCCTGGGTTTTCTCAGAAAAATACAACTCAAGTTTTAGAGGCATTTTCTTCATTCTCTGAGAAGACAAAGGGGGATTATCAGCTGTTGGTAACAGGAAGGCTTGACGAAAAACAAGCAAATATAGTTAATAAATGCAAGAAAATCATACTAATACCAGAAGTATTAGATAGAGAGAAAGTTGCTGAGTTATATGATGAATCCCATTGCCTGATAATCCCCTCTACGAGAGAGGGTCTTGGGCTTAGCTTTTATGAAGCCAAGGCTATGGGGTGCGAAATTATTACTGTAGATGCAGACCCGATGAACAAGCACGCGAATTACCTTTCAAAGGTTTTATCGTATAATAAGAATGAAAGTCCCGTTCCATTTGCTGTGACTTCCTCCGAGAATATCGAAGAACAAATAACGAAATATTATAAGGATCATAAGATGAAAGAGAAAAAGACCCAAGAAGAAATTGAGCATGAAAATAATCAATTACTAGAGGCCTTTGAGGCTCAGACTGAAGACGCGAGCCCTCAGCCAGATGGTATGGACCCTGCTGTTTTGGCTAAGCTAAAAAGCAAAATGAGCTCTACAACACCCAGCTTGGAGGAAGAAGTGGATATTGTTAATCAGAGAAAAGTAAGCATAGAGCTTGCTGTAATTGGAGTTGGACAGGCTGGCTCACGAATCGCAGAGGTATTTCACCAGAAAGGATATGATGTCGGCGTCATTAATACTTCTGAACAAGATCTTGAGTTCATTGATGTTGCGCCAGGACAAAAGCTACTGCTAGAAGGTAGTCTCGGTGGAACAGGTAAGGATCTAGATCTCGGAAGAGAGATTTTTGCAGAAAGCGCTGGTCAAATTTCTCCTTTTATTGAGGATGTAATTAGCGGAAACAATATGGCTTACCTCGCAATCTCGGGCGGCGGCGGCTCAGGCAGCAGTTCCGTTGATACCCTAGTTCCCATGCTTTACGAGACTGGACTTCCGGTTGGCGTGATATATGTACTTCCGAAGGCGACCGAAGATGCGCAATCAAAGAAGAACTCAATAGAAACTCTGTCTAGGCTGGCCAAGCTAACTGCGGATAATATGGTTTCCAACTTAATCGTTGTTGATAACGCTAGAATTGAGCAGATTTATGCAAATCTCAGTCAGGCCGACTTCTGGGAGGCCTCAAACAATGCAATTGTAGAGCCGTTACATATTTTTAACTCACTAACATCTACTGCATCAAGATTTACTTCGTTAGATCCAAGTGATTTCGGAAGAATTATTTCATGTGGAGATTGCTCTATATACGGGGTAATGTCAGTTGATGACTATATGGAAGAAACTGCTTTAGCAGAAGCTGTCATTGAGAGTTTGAACTCAAATATGTTGGCATCTGGCTTTGATATTTCGCAAACACGAGCTGGCGGAGTAATCATTACGGGTCCAGAAGAAGTTCTTCGAAAGATTCCAGCGCTAAATATTAATTACTGCTTCCATATGATATCTGAACAAACGAATGGAGCATCAGTTTATCAGGGTGTTTATGCGGTAGACTCTGACGAAGATTGCGTCAAGATCTATAGCTGGTTTGCCGGGTTAGGCCTTCCTAAGGATCGCGTTGAAAACCTGAAGAAAGAAAGCATGGAGCATGCTGCCGTAGCCACAGAGAAAGAGAGAAATCGCGCATCGGCAATGACTCTTGATCTTGGTGATGACAAGGTGAATACTGTTGCCGAAGAAGTTACGAGGAAAATCCAGAAAAAGAAGTCAAGCTTCAGCCGCCTACAGCGAGGATCAAGGCCTTCTCTTATAGATAAAAGAAGGAAGGGTTAACATGGCGATTGACAAGGTTTTTTACAATAGATCTAGCGCGAACTCTTTGGGATGGGAGCCGAGTTGGTTTGGAGCAGAGCATTTTGATGAAGACCTTACTTCTAAGGTAAGAAAGTGGCAGCGAGCCAGAGGCTTAGTGGCAGATGGTCTCGTTGGTCCAACTACTTATCGAAGGATTTGGACTGAGCGAGAAGAAGAGAGCAATCATCGTCCTATGGAAATTTCGCGTTCTAGCGAAGAGAGCTTTATTGTTCATAATGGTCGGCATATTCCGATAAAATGGAACAAGGTTATTCGCTGGGATCAGCCAAACGGATTGAGGTCTAATAAGGGCAACTATTATGATTACTCCGGAAAGCCTGATCGAAAGCCTACTTTTTTCATAAATCATTGGGATGTATGTCTGTCTTCGGAATCTTGCGCCAAAGTTCTAAATAAAAGAGGTATCTCTGTTCACTTCTGTATCGATAATGACGGCACAATCTATCAGCTTTTAGACACTCAGCATGGAGCATGGCACGCAGGAAGCACAGAGGCAAACAAGCGCTCTATTGGAGTTGAGATAAGCAACGCTTATTATCCCAAATACCAGTCTTGGTATGTGAAGAATGGATTTGGAGAAAGACCCATCAAGAGCGGGGCGCAAGTTCATGGAGGAACATTAGGTGATTTCACATGGTTTTATCCAGAGCAGATAGCTGCACTAAAGGCTCTTTGGTCAGCAGTCAGTTCGGGACTAGATATCCCATTAGAGTACCCTAAGGATAGCTCTGGAGCCCTGAGCACAACGGTTCATGAGGAATGTCGAAAGGCAACCTTCCGTGGATTCTGCAACCATTATGATCTGAGCAAGAGAAAGATAGATTGCGCAGGCCTTCTTATTGATGAACTAATTGAAGATCTTTGATCTTAATTGATTTTATGGCCATAGCGCAAGGCGCGGCTATATTCAGTAGCGAACATGATAGATCTCATATTAAATAATATAGACTGTGAAATCCGAGGAGCCATAGACTCTAAGGACGTTAAGGCTTTGGATAAGATCATGAGTTATGATCATCCCGGTTATGCCTTTATGAAAGGGGCCAGAGGTGGGTATGGAAGCGGCGGCGCTCATGGAGGTTGGGATGGGAAAGTAAGGCTTCTGACGAAAGCCGGAAGATTTCCGATCGGGCTTCTGAGTATGGCTGAAGCTTTTTTTAAAGAGCATAAGATTGAGTATAAAGTCAAAGATTTAAGGTCAAAGATAAAATATGGACCTGAGATCCCGTTGGTGGTTGGAGATAAATTTGAAGCCAGAGATTATCAGGATAAGGCGATTGTTAAGGCTTATAAAGCTGGAAGCGGAATTATAAAAATGGCCACAGGCTGTCATGCAAAAGGAACTAAGGTTCTTATGTATGATGGGTCAACGAAGAAAGTAGAAGATATAGTCCCCGGAGATCAGGTTATGGGCCCTGATTCGAAGCCTAGGGCCGTGCTAGAGCTTTGTCGCGGTAGAGATAGGATGGTAAAAATAATACCCACAAAAGGGCAGCCCTTTACTATCAATCAAGAGCATATACTATCCTTAAAGCGAACTAAGAGAAAAGCTGGGGATAAGTTCGCCGGAAATATAGAGGATATAAGCTTCTCTGACTGGGAGAAGCTAACTCCCTATGGAAAGCATATTAGAAAGCTATATAGAGTTGGCATAGAATTTCCTAAAAAAGATTTACCTATAGAGCCATATTTTCTGGGATTATCTCTGGAAAATGGAGATCTTGATTTATCTACAGGCACTACTCCTGGGAGTAAGTTTATACCGAATAAATACAAGACCTCAAATCGAGAAGATAGACTTCAAGTATTGGCAGGCCTTATAGACGCAGGCGGCCATTATAATGGAAGGATTTATGATTATGCATCTAAATCTAAAGAATTAGTTAATGACATAGCATTTATATCAAGAAGCCTAGGTTTAGCTGCATACATAACAAAGCAGGACAAAATTTGTATGAGCAATGACGTTGCAGGGCGTTATAGGGTAACGATTTCTGGAGATCTAGACATTATTCCCTGCAGGTTGCCCAGAAAAATTGCAAATCCAAGAAGGCAGAAGAAAAATGTATTAGTTACTGGCTTCAAGTATGAGGAGGCTGGCGAGGATGACTACTTTGGATTCAAAGTAGATTCCGATAATAGGTATTTGCTGGAAGACTTTACCGTTACTCATAATTCTGGAAAAAGCTTTACAATTGCTTCGTTAGTCGCAAAATATAATATACCAACTGTAGTTTACGTTATTGGAATCGAACTTCTTTATCAAATGAAAGAAACAATTGAGGCCTCTTATGGAATAGAGTGCGGAATTGTTGGCGGTGGAGAATGTGACACATCAAAGGCGGTAACTATTATGACTATTTGGTCTGCTGCCGCTGCATTTAATAAGAAGATTAAGATAACAGATAACGATACAACTGGAGACTCCAAAAAGCATACAGATAAGCTTAACAAAGAGATGGTTAGGAAGCGAGTTCAAGAAGCTCAGCTTTTCATCTTTGATGAATGCCAATATGCAGCATCAGAAACTCTTCAGTTTCTTCATAAGGCTAGCGTGTCCGCAAGACATAGGTTCTTGTTCTCGGGAACGCCCTGGAGAGATACTGGCGATGATATTCTGATCGAAGCAGTTTCAGGCCCCAGGATAGTTGACGTTAGCGCTACCTTTTTGATCGAAAAGGGATATCTCGTTCAGCCAAAGATTTACTTTTTAGACGTACCAGTGATGAGAGGAGTAGGCAAGACTTACCATGATGTCTATAAGAATTACGTTGTAGAAAATGAAGATAGAAATGATCTAATTATAAAAGCAGCAAAGCAGTTAGTGAGGCAGGGCAAGAAGGTGCTCATTCTTGTTGTTCGTGTAGGTCACGGAAATATTCTTTTAGAGAAGCTGCAAGATGATTTCCGGATAAAGTTTTTAGATGGAACAAAGTCCTCAAAGCTAAGGATGGAGTCGATAGAGGAGATGAAGGCCGGCAAGCTCGACATAATGATAGCCTCCAAGATCTTCGATCAGGGGGTTGACATTCCAGATCTTGACGCCTTAATTCTTGCCGGCTCAGGAAAGTCCTCTGGTCGGGCCTTGCAGAGGATTGGTCGAGTAATTAGAAAAGCGGATGGAAAGAAAAAGGCCATTGTTGTTGAGTTTTTTGATAACTGTAAGTACTTAAGAGATCATTCTGAAGCAAGAATAAAAGTTTATAGAAGCGAATCAGGATTTGATATTAAGAGGCAGAAGAATAAGGCTCCAATGACCTATCCGAAACGTGCCCCAGTAAAATGGGTTTAGCCCTACTGTCTTAGCTGCAAGACAAAATATCTGTAAATTTATAGGTCCTATCTGATTTTTCCCGTATGATATATCCATCGGGAGGGCCCTATGGATCAAGACGAATTTTATCAAAAAATTCCAGAATGGATTTCCAAGCCTAAGGATACGTGGAATCACATAACTCTTATGGCGTACTTTTGTCACAAGTATGAAAAAGTACACGGAGTTCGGTTTAGGCTGGTCAGATGGCAATCTGACCCAGGAAAAGGAAAAGAAAGTAGGGACTTCGCCAAGTTATTCAAAACATTGGCGCCAGAAGGCTATTCTGCACTTCCTGCGTTAAAGAAGAAAGAGATAAGAGCTCAAACAAACATCAAGATATATAACTATATAAATTGGATTTTTGATTATAAGTTTAGGCGTGGCGATCGTTCTGTTACAGGAACAAAACTTTTTCTTTTGCCATCCATGATTAATGAATTTGAAAGAATGTACTCTACTTTCTTAAAGAAAAAGCAGTCAACAAATAAATTCGAGATTCTTCTAAAATGGGCAAAGCTGGAGACTCCGACAATATTTGAGCATCATCAGGTTGAACATCCTGAGGATGTAGGTATGATAAAAACATATGCGGAAAGCTATCATTTGGAAGACGGTTCTGTTGAGCTTATGTTTTTAGATAAGGCCAAAGGATTAGGTTTAATATGAAGGAAAAGAAAACTCTAGAAAATATGGAGGTGACCCTCTATATGGACGGAGGTTGGGAAGTCTCTGGAAAGGTGGAAAAGGTAGACCCCGATAAATTTATTATCGAAAGCAATGGCTCTCTCGTTATGGCCTTTAGAGATAAAATCTCATGCTTGGCAGTCTCTGAAGGACAGAGGGCAGCCAAGCCAGGGCCCGCTGTTCAATTCCAGCAAAAGAAGGACGAGCAACCAGAGGACTTAGAAGGCCCCTTTCCGATGAATGGTCTAATGTATGATGAGACCTCTATGTCTATTCCTGCTACTCTTCTTGGCAAGTCTAGGGCTCAATTTGATTCTGATGATGACTTATCTGTCTTTTATCCAGGCGGAGCAGGGATCTCTGATTCAAAGGATGGCTCTAGCTCTAATATCTCTTTCGGAATAGAAGATGATTCCGAAGAATAAGCTGGACAGAATAAAGGAAAAGGTATTGGCGGAATGCGATAGCTGCTCCAGAGAGGGGTGCCCTAGGTGCTTGTCTAAGGCGTCAAGGCTTGACCGATACTATATTGCGGATATTCCTGTGGAATATTGGTCGCTTTCTTTCAGGGATTTTGCCGGTGATCCGAACTTTAAAGCCTTAATAAAAGAAAAGATGAAGAATATAGACTCCCTATATGATTCGGGTAAATCTTTTATGTTCGCTGGAAATCTTGGAACCGGAAAAACGTATACCGCATGTTGCATCTTAAAAAGGGCTGTGAGCACAGGCTATTCTGGCCTTTATACTACAATGGCAGATGTTGTAGCAAATATGTTATCTCGCGAAATTGATACTTCAAGATATTATGCAGAATTAACTGGAAAGGACTTCTTGGTTATTGATGAATTTAGTTCACATTGGATCTTTCCATCAGAAAAAGCAGAGCAACTATTCGGGACTTCAATAGAGTATGTCTTAAGAACTAGGTTTCAAAATCAGCTACCAACGATACTGTGTACAAACGATAGCGATGTAGACAAGATCTTTGGAGGCTTTAACGCTAAGTCATTTAAATCACTACGCAGTCATCATGTAGAATTTTTCGTCGTAGGCGGAAAAGATCATAGGAGAAAGAATGCTTGATGCCAAAATTTTAAATTGGATGATGCAAGGTTCCTCCAATTTGAATGACGTATATAGAGAAGTTCAGCCAGACCTCCTTAGGTCTATCTTTCTTTCGAAATATAAGGCTAGCTTTATTAGTATTGACGATTATTATTCGAGACATAAAATTCCGCCTTCTTATACAGTTCTTAAGAAGATCCTTATTAATGAAGGTGAAGATCCGGACATTCTCGATTTTGTCGAAGACAAGGAGTGTCAGGGAAATGAGGTAGGCTTTTATCTCGATGAGATTAAGCAAAGATATAATAAGTTTTTAATCGCAAAGCTTGCAGAGAAGGCCGAAGAAATAGAGGAGAATGACGAGGGCCTAGAGGACTTTAATGATGAGCTGAAAAAAACCATCTCTAAGACGGAAAGGCTTTATAAGAGCGATGTTTTTACTCAAGGAGATATAACTGATTCTGTAGGCCAGAGGATTGACAACTATCTGTATACAAAAGAGAATCCTGATGAGATCAAAGGCTTTCTTTCTGGCTATCAAGAGATAGATGATTATACATGGGGAGTTAAAGACTCTGAAATGTTAGTGATAGCTGGAGCGAGCTCATCTGGCAAGTCTATGTTAATGCAGTGTATGGCTGTTAATGCGTGGCTTGGCAGCAACGTTCCATCCGAAGGAATTGTTGGTCATAATGACGGGAAAGACGTACTTATGATTACTCTTGAGATGAGTAAGAAGCAATATGAGGCGCGAGTAGACGCAAACGTCGCCAAGGTTAGGCATAGAGGAATTGTCCGAGCGCAATTATCTGCCGAAGAGAAGCTTCGATGGGATAGCTGCCTTGAGTTCCAAAAGAATTATGATAAAAAATTCTATATATTGGATATGCCTCGCGGAACTACGATGGGTGAAATTGAAGCAAAATATGAAACGTTGCTTGGCGAATTTACTCCTGATGCAGTATTTATAGATTACCTGCAGCTAATGAAACCGACGGTTGGGCAGAAGGGCCAAGACTGGCTGGACGTAGGCCATGTCTCGGAAGAATTGCATGAATTTTGCAGAAAGAAAAATAAGCCAGTCGTAACTGCTGCTCAGAGGAAGACTGCACAGAAGAAGTCTGGAGGAAAAAGAATTGATGACGTAAATCTTGAAGACTTAGGGCGAAGCAAGATGATTGGAGATAATGCGGCGATCGTAATGATCATTGCAAATCGAGAAGACGAGCATCTTAGAGAAGACATGGAAATTCATCTAGTAAAGAATAGAGATGGAGCAAAGGGAAAGGTTCTTCTGCGAAAAGATTTTGCAAGATCCCGCATAGAAGCACTTCCTGATAATTGGACAGAGAGCTTTGGCGAGGAAAATGAACTCTAATAATAAGATCTTGAAAACATTAAGAAAAGATGACATCGTGGTGATTGAGACTAGCTTAGATATAAGCTATGGAGAGGCCGCAAGATACCTTATAAGGAAAGTCGATAAAAAGAGTCGATCATTATCGGTTTTATCTTTAGAGCCTTTTTTCTTTGGAAAAGAGCAAGTAGAGGCCCCGGTTCTAATGATGCCTTTTTCGATGATCAAGAAGATCAAGCACGGAAACAAAAATGATCTCTTGTTCCTGTTTGATCAGATTAAAAATCCGCACATTATGGAGGCAATCAGGGGTCTTAAATGAGAGAGGATAAAGTTGGGCATATAAAGAACATAATGTTTGATGATGAAACGAAAAATATGGAAATAACCCTTATCATAACAGACAATAAGTTTAAGAAAAAAATTCTGAGAGACTTTTCTCTAGCAGGAAAGCTTAAGTTTGAGGAAGACAAAGTGATCTACATTACTAATATAACGGAATAAACTAATGGCTATCTATAAATATAGATGTAACCTCTGCTCCTCTGTAGAGGTATTTAATATTTCTATAAAAAAATATGCGCAGTTAAGTCAGGAAGACGCTTTTGGCAAGATGATTTGCAAGAATTGTAACAAATTATCTGAGTTCACCAGAACCTTTGGGGTCTCTTCTAGTAAGATAGAAAAAGACAGAGAGGAGACGATGAGGCAGATAAAGGAAGACTCTAGAAGGATTGTTCAGAGTATTAAAAGCGGAAACACAAAAACCATCAGAAATATTTACGGAGAAGAATAATGCCGCGGAAGAAAAAGAAGAGTCTTTTGGAGGCTCTGAGCAGCCACGTTAACGCAGAAAGCGCCTTGGAGTGGGAGGGTACTTTGGCCGAGTATGTGGAGATGATTGTAGAGAGTCCCAGCCTGCATAGAAGCGCTCACCAGCGAGTTCTCGATATGATTGAGCTTGCTGGAACCGAAAGAAATGAGGATGGACTTATTACTAAGTATAAGTTTTTTGAGCAAGACTTATTTGGAATTGAAGAGTCTATTTCTGAGATAATGTCATATCTTCGGGCAGCGGCAGCCGGAAGTGAAGTCTCTAGGCGGATCCTTCTTATGTACGGCCCCACTTCATCCGGAAAGTCTCAGCTTGCAGTTCTCTTAAAGAAGGGTCTTGAGCATTACTCTAAGACAGACGCAGGAAGGACCTACTGCCTAACTGATTCTCCGATGTATGAGGATCCCCTGTGTGCGATTCCAATGGAGTTGCGCCCCAGGTTCAAAGAGGAGTATGGAATTAAGATAGACGGAGTTCTTAGTCCATACATGGATCTCGTTCTCAGGGAGACTTATGGCGGAGACTTCCTCAAGCTCCCCGTTAAGCGATTCTTTTTCTCAGAACAGTCCCGAGTTGGAATCGGAACCTTTGTTCCATCAGATAAGAAGAGCCAAGATATTTCAGAGCTAGTTGGCTCCATGGATCTTAGTAAGATTGGAGAATATGGCTCAGAATCAGACCCTAGAGCGTATCGATTCGACGGAGAGCTAAACGTAGCAAATCGAGGTGTTATGGAATTCGTTGAGATGCTCAAGGTAGATCAGAAGTTCCTATATGTGCTCTTAACTCTTGCGCAAGAAAAGAATATCAAGACTGGCCGCTTCCCATTTATATATGCCGATGAGTTCTTGCTTGCACATAGTAATGAGACCGAGTACATGAGGTTCTTGGCAAAGGATGAAATGGAAGCGCTTCATGATAGGATTATTGTTGTCAAGGTTCCTTACAACCTAACTGTTTCAGAGGAAATAAGGATTTACGAGAAGCTAATTGGCCAAGCACGGTTTGACGGAGTTCATATTGCACCATATACACTACATTGCGCAGCAATGTTCGCAGTTCTGTCTCGTCTAAAGGATTCAAAGCATGAAGGTCTAACCAACTTGAGCAAGATGAAGCTTTACGATGGAGAAGATGTAGAGGGATTCTCCAAGGTTGATGTTCCTGTTCTTAAACGAGAGTTTGATGCGGAAGGTATGACTGGCGTTTCTCCGAGATATGTTATAAACAGAATTTCTTCGATGCTAGCAGAAGAAGGATCTGATTGCGTCACTCCAATCGACGTGATTAGGGCAATTCGAGATGGCTTTAGCAGCAACCCCAAGCTAGATAGAAAAGAAATCGACAGACTAGAGAACATTCTTACTACAGTTATTGAAGAATATAGCAAGATGGCTAGAAATGAGGTTCAAAAGGCATTCTTCGTCAACTTTGAAGAAGAAGTTCAGAGTCTGCTTTCAAATTACATGGATCATGTAGGAGCATATCTTGATAACACTAATCTTCTAGATGATTGGGGTGAGCCGAGCGAACCTAATGAAAGGCTTATGCGCTCAATTGAAGAGAAGGTTGGTATTTCCGAGACAGGAAAGAAGTCTTTCCGCCAAGAAGTCTACCGTAAGATGCTTCGCTCTGCCTCTGCAGGGGGCAAGGATTACAACTACAAGGATCACGTCAAGCTTCGTGAGGCTCTGGAGAAGCAGCTCTTCGATGAGAGGCAGGATGTAATTAGGCTAACTGTTAGCACAAGAAACCCCGATGAGGACGAGCTAAAGAAAATTAATGTTGTAATAAAGACTCTATGCGATAAGCATGGATACACCGCTAAGAGCGCGAATAAGCTGTTGAGGTACGTAAGCTCATTGATGGCCAGGAACTAACATGTCCAAAAAGTCAGGTACAGGCGAAGGCCTGTCAGACATATGGAGGCTTAAGCAAAGAGGAAAGAGAGACTCCGATAGGCATAAAAAGCTTATCAACGATGCCATTAGGAAGAACGGAAAGGATCTGATTACAGAATATAATATTATTCAATCAGATGGCGATAAAAAGATTAAAGTTCCAATTCGTTTTTTGGATCGCTATAAGTTTAAATATGGAAAGCTTAAGGATAGATCTGGAACAGGTCAGGGGCTTGACGTAAATTCTGGGGATAAATACCGAATAAAAAAAGGCAAGAAAAAGGCCAAAGCAGGAAATAAGGCAGGAGACAAAGAGGGAGAGATTGCTTTTGAGGCAGAAGTTTCTATAGACGAGCTTGTAGATATTCTTTTGGATGAACTAAACCTTCCTTGGATGGAGCCGAATAAAAGTTCTGCAATAGAAGTAGAGACGGAAGAGCTAGCCTCTGTGGAAAGAAAGGGTATATATCCAGATTTAGATCTAAAGAAAACATTGATCGAAAATCTAAGGCGAAATGCGGCCAAGGGTGACGCCAAAATTGGTGGGATTAATGAAAACGACTTAAGATATAGGTCGTGGGAGACTAACACAGAATATCATTCAAATGCTGCGGTATATCTTATGATGGATCGAAGCGGCTCTATGAGTGAAGAGAAGCGTTATATAGCCAAGAGCTTTTACTTTTGGATGGTCCAGTTTCTCAAAAGACGATATAAGAAGATAACCCTGGTTTTTATTGCTCACGACACCAAAGCTCATAAGGTAGAGGAGAAGGACTTCTTTAACGTTACAAGCGGAGGCGGCACCAAGTGTAGCTCTGCCTTTAAGATGGCGTACGAACATATGGTCGCAAACCATCCTCCTGAGACATATAATAACTACGTTTTTGAATTTTCAGACGGAGATAATTTTGGCGTTGACAACCAATTGGTCTTAGAGTATGTAGAGAAGATGCTGCCACTTGTTCGGGCTATAGGCTATGGTGAAATTATTCCAGATGACGAATACACATGGAGCACTGAAGAGAATCGGCTATCAACTCTTTTAGAAAAAGAGGTAAAGAGAACGAGGTTTGTTTCTATTCGAGTTACCTCTAGAGATCAGGTTTTTGATGCGCTTAAAATGTTCTTTAATATCGATGGTAAGGCTGTAAAGGCAAAAACATAAATATATAGCGTTTAATTGTCACGGTTTAGCGGTCTGAATCAATGAAGAAAAAAGAAATAAATCTTGACATTTTACGAAAGCTCTATGTCGATGAGCGACTGTCTTCTGTTAAAATCGCAAAGAAGATGGATGTATCTTCAACTACGATATTGAAGGCTCTTAAAGACAATGGAATAATTAGACCTCCACTGCTTTGCGACGACAAAGCGTGGCTTAAGCGTCAATATATAGAGCTCAATAAAAGCTGCAGAACGATATCAGAAGAAAATAATATAAAGAAGCATATTGTTTCTTCGCGCATCAAAAGGTTTAAGCTGACAAAGAGCAAAGAAGACATTACTGCAGAGGCGAAAAGGGTGCGATCAAAGACAAACTTAGAAAAGTTTGGACATAAAAACCCATTTCAGAACCAAGGCGTAAAAGATGCTATCCGCGAATCCTTTATGAGCAAATATGGGGTTGACCATCCAATGAAAGACCCTACATACAGAGAGCGGGTAGAGGCCTCAAATCTGAAGAGATATGGAGTAAAAACTACACTCTTAGACTCGCAGGTTAAAGTTAAATCTGCAGAGACTAATCTTAAAAAATATGGGACACCAATTCCACAGCAATCTGACACTGTAAAGAGCAGGACTCGAAAGACTAATTTAGAAGCCTATGGTGTTGAGCACTTTTATCAGAGCGAAGAGTTTAAGGCGTCTGCAGCAGAAACAAACCTGAAGAGATATGGCGTCAAAAATCCAATGCTCAATGCGGAGGTCAAAAGCAGAGCTCTTGCGAGCAGAGTGAAAGGCAACTCGGCAGAGACATCAGAAGTCTCCGGAGAGAAAGGATCTCACAAACTAATCTTTGGAGTCCCGGCCTTTGTCGTAGCTGAAAAGAATAAAATTCCATATAATACATTTAATCAATGGTTGAATAGAAGAATCTTTCCGCTATCCAAAGAAGACCTAGAGGTTTATCTAGAGGGATATAGGAGCAATGATACTTCTATCGAGATGACTCTATCAAGGGCCCTAAACCTTCCTCGCCATAATAAAAAGTTTGATAAAAAAAGATATCCAGATTTAAATTATAAGCCGGATTTTAAACTGTCAGATAAAATTGCGGTCAATGTTGATGGTCTTTATTGGCATTCCGAAAAGTTTAAAGACAAAAGATATCATTTTAAAATGCGGAAAGATTTCGAGAGTCATGGGCTGCATATGCTGCAGTTCCGCGAAGATGAGATCGACAATAAACTAGAGATTGTAAAATCGATTATAATGGCAAAATCTGGAAAGATTAGCAAAAGGCATTTCGCAAGAAAACTTAACTTGGTAGAGGTCTCAAATAGTGACGCAAGAGTCTTTCTCGACAAGACTCATTTAAAGGGTCATCTCGACGCAAAGCATATTGGTCTTAAGTCCGGCAATGATCTTATTATGATCATGTCCTATAAGATTTACTCCTCCAGGCTTAAGATTGAGCGACTGTCTTGTAAACTAAATACCATTGTTACTGGAGGCTTTTCTAAGCTTCTAAAGTTTTTAGAGAAAAAATTTTCAGATAATATTCGGCATGTAGATTACTGGGTAGATCTCAGATATGGCACAGGTAATTTTTTAAGTAAGTTAGGGTTTTCCGCTGAGCGAGAAACGCTGGGTTTTGAGTGGACTGATACATATCATGTTCATAATAGACTTAGGTGCGTTGCTAATAATAACGGGAACGGCAAGACTGAGGCAGAGTCTGGGAAAGAGCTTGGCTGGGTAAAGATTTATGACGCAGGCCAAAGGCTATGGACAAAGGAGCTGAGATGAACAAGGTATTGAGCGAAAGAGTTAAGATTCTAGAAAAAGAAGGCCGAGAGCTTGGCCTAGATTTTTATCCAATTATTTATGAGGTGGTGCCGCAGGAGACTATGCTTGAAATAATGAGCTATGGTCTGCCAACTAGGGCTAGGCATTGGTCCTATGGGCAGTCTTATGAATACCAGAAGATGCAGGGGGAAATGGGGTTCTCCAAGGTTTATGAGGTCATTCTTAATAACGACCCCTCTTATGCCTTCCTCTTAGACACCAATTCTGATGTAATAAACACTCTTGTGATAGCACACGTACTCGGCCACTCACATTTTTTTAAAAATAACTATTTATTCAAGCAAACCGATAATAAAATGGTTTATCACGCTGCCGAGCGGGCGCAAAGGATAGAGGGATACATAGAAAGATTCGGAATTGATGCGGTCGAGAGAACTATGGATATAGGATTTGCCCTTGATAGGCATATTGACTGGCATAAGGGCGTTCACAGAAAGCTCTATGAGAAAGAATCGAAGTTCTATAAAGATAGGGAGGTTGATGAGTTTTCAGACTTATTAGATGAAAAAGGTTTTTCGAAAGTGGAGGTAAAACCTGAGAACAAATTCCCTCCAGCTCCCGAGTTCGATATATTATGGTTTTTGATTAATTACTCTAAGAGCCTTGAACCGTGGCAGGTCGATGTGCTTGATATCATTAGGAAAGAGTCATACTATTTTTATCCTCAGTATCTCACAAAGACAATGAATGAAGGACTTGCCTGTGTTACGGGAGATTCCCTAGTATTTACTGAGCAAGGAATTCTTCCAATGGAAGATCTTGTCAAGGGTGATGCAAAGTTTGTAAATGATAATGAGACTAATAGACTTATTCTTGCCAGAAGTGCTATGGGGGAAAAGCGTTGCATAAAGATAACTACAAAGCGTGGTTACGAAATATGTGGTGCAGATAATCATAAAATCCTTTCCAATGGAGAGTGGGTAGAGCTTCAGGACTTGTCGCTAGGAGATCGTGCAGATCTTGCTGTTGGAGCCCAAATTTGGTCAGAAGAGTATAGAGAAATTATTTATAATAAGAAAAGAAGAGAAAAGACGATAGCTGACGTCGCGGCTCTTGCCGGAGTATCGTCTGGAACTATTTGCCGAAGACTAAGGGGAAAGAATGTTTTGAATTCAGATCATATAGATTCTTTTATTAAAATTTATAAGGAAGAAAAGGCAGATCCAGACTTCAGAAGTAATTTAGGAAATATGGGAGAGTTTTCTATTCCAAAAATTGTGGACGAAAAACTAGGCCGCTTCTTAGGACTTCTGGTTGGAGATGGCCATATATCTAGGGCGAACAGAAGCTTTGGTCTGACCTCAGGCGATAAAGTCCAAGCTGAAGAGTTTAGAGATTTAGCAAAAAGCCTGTTCGGCGTAAAGACAAAGATCAAAAAAGATGAGGGAAGATATAGGGCGAACTGCTACTCTGAAGGCGTTTCTAATTTTCTAGAAAATTACATAGGATGCACGACAGGCGTGTCTGCTAGAAGAAAGAATGTTCCGAAATCTATAATGGAATCTCCAAAGAGCGTAATGTCCGCCTTTATCAGTGGCTTATTCGACGCAGACGGATGTGCTCATAAAGGTGGAATAACATTTGTTTCATCCAGCAAATCTATGGTGAAGAATCTTCAAATAATCTTAACTAATTATAATATCATATCGAGTAGGAATCTAAGAAAGGACGAGACATATGCTTTGACTATAGGTGGGATTTCAGCAAAAAGATTTTATGACCAGATTGGGTTTGGCCTAACACGAAAGCAGGAGGTCCTTAAGACCTATATTTTTGATAGAAAGTGGTTTTGCAAAGAGAATTCCTTTGACTCCATATCTAAAATAGAAGAGCTTAAAGAAGTGGTTTATGATATCTCTGTAGAGAAGACTCATAGGTATTCTTCAAATGGCTTTATAAATCATAACTCACTCGCACATGCCGAATTGATGTTTTCAACAGACTGCATAAATCATTCTGAGCATCTAAACTTTTGCAAAGTTCACGAAAAAGTTGTTCAGCCTGGAGGGAACAAGCTTAATATCAATCCTTATTTCCTTGGGTTTTCAATATTTGGAGACATTATAAAGAGGTGGGATGCAAAGAAGGAGGCTGGCGAGTCCGAAATAGGAGGCTGGGAAAAAGTTTTTCAGGTGGTCCAAGATGAAGACGACATTTCCTTCATCAGAAATTATCTGACAAAAGAGTTGGCGGAAGAGCTAAAATTGTTTACATATGTAGGGATGAAGATGGCCTCGGGTGACGAGGCGATTCACATCGTCGGAACAGAGCTGGATATAATAAAGGAATCTTTGGTTAAAGACCTTTATCATTATCGGGCCCCCCTAATCTGCATTACGTCTATAGAAGATGGCGTCTTGCAGTTGCAACATAAGAGCGGAGATATTGGAACTTTAGATTACAAGCACTTGGAAGCTACGCTAGAGTACATCTACGAGGCTTGGGGCGCTCCGGTAAATATTGAGACGGTAGATTCGAGAGGAAACCCAACCCACTTCACCTATGACGAATTAGGTTTTGGTGGATAATGAAGTAGACAGGAAGGAATAATGACGATAGACGAGCAAACCTCCATGCCACCTGAGCCGCAAAGAAAGTTTTCTTCTGCTGATTTCTCTTTCCAGTTTAATGCTGCGAAGGAATATCTGAAGGCCGAAAAGAAAATCTTTAAAGTATTATGCGATATCTCCAAGGAGAATAGGGCCAAGCCAAAGAGCTTGGGCATCCTTGTCGTTCTTGGAGTGTTTGATAGTGCAAATGAACATATAATTCCCGGCATGAGGCAGATAGGAATTAATCCTATTCAGAAATATATCAATATATGCGATGATTCCTTTAAAAAGGATATCGCTACAATATTTCGAGAAGGAGCAGACGGCGCTATTATTATCAATAGAGATGGGCAAGTTATCGGAACCAAAGTCTATCTGGTTGTAGATGATTCTTCTCTGGAGGTTCCGGATGGCTGCGGAACTAGGCACATTAGTGCTGCGTCATTCTCCACTAGGGAGGACGTGCTTGCCGCCTTTACGCTTTCCGAGGAGAGTTCAATCGTAAGAAATTGGAAGAAGGGTTCGTTCGTAGAGCAGTATAACCCTGCCGATGAATAATAAAAAAAATTTACATTAATAATCAAAGAAAAATTTAAGGAAAGAATATTTTATTTATATTTTGAAGCAGAAATCTTCTATTTAAAATGCTTTTGTATATATTTGGCCAAGTCCATTTCTGCATATAAAAATGATATCAAATACTCTTAATAACAAAATTTTTTACAAATTTAAATAATAGACGAATAGCCACCATAGTCGGTGGCTTATTTTTTATGCAATTAAAGAATCGTTAGGGCGGGCCACCTTTAACAATTATGGGCTAATGGCCTGCAAGTGGAGAGAAAAATGGAATTGGCGTCAAAAATTTTATCTGATATAACCGTGCATATGAAATACGCACGATATCTCGATTCTGAGAACAGGAGAGAGAACTGGGAAGAGCTTATTGCAAGAAGCGAGAATATGCATATTAAGAAGTTCCCCCATTTAAAGGATGAAATTAAAAAGGCGTATAAATTCGTATATGATAAGAAAGTTCTTCCGTCGATGCGCGTCCTCCAGTTTGGAGGTAAGCCAATTGAGATTGCGCCAAATAGAGCCTATAATTGCGGGTATTTGCCGATTGACGACATTCGGGCTTTCAGCGAAACAATGTTCCTTCTTCTTGGTGGAACAGGAATTGGATACTCTGTTCAAAAGCACCACGTTGAGCAGCTTCCTGAAATCAGGAAGCCTAATCCGAAAAGAACAAGGCGTTTTTTAATCGCAGACTCTATTGAGGGTTGGGCGGATGCCGTTAAGGCTTTAGTGAACTCTTATTTCAGAGAGACATCTAAGCTTCGATTTGATTTCTCCGATATTCGTCCTAAGGGCGCAAATCTGGTCACGTCTGGAGGCAAAGCTCCGGGCCCTCAGCCGCTAAAGGAGTGCTTAGTGAGGCTAGAGGGCATCCTCGATTCAAAAGAGACTGGAGACAGGCTCAGCCCCATAGAAGTCCATGATATGATGTGTTATATTGCGGATGCTGTTTTGGCTGGAGGCATTAGAAGGGCGGCATTGATTGCTCTGTTTTCTGCGGATGATGAAGAAATGATATCTTCAAAGTCAGGAAACTGGTCTGAGGCAAATCCTCAGCGGGGAAGAGCAAACAACTCCGTTGTCTTAATGAGGCATAGAATTAAGAAGGAATACTTCATGTCTCTCTGGGAGAAGATTAAGGCCTCTGGGGCGGGAGAGCCTGGTTTCTACTTTACAAATGACAAGGACTGGGGTTGTAATCCATGTTGCGAAATTGGCTTAAAGCCTTTTCAGTTTTGCAATCTTGTTGAAATAAACGCCTCTGATCTAGTCGACCAAGAGGACTTTAACTCTAGAGCCAAAGCTGCGTCATTCATCGGAACCCTCCAAGCCAGCTATACAGACTTTCATTATTTGAGGCCAATATGGCAAAGAACAACCGAAAAGGATGCTCTCTTAGGAGTTAGTCTGACGGGCATTGCAAGCGGAAGAGTATTGGAGTTAGATGCGACATATGCCGCAGGAGTAGTTGGCGAAGAAAACATTCGAGTGGCTAACCTGCTAGGCATAAACCCCGCAGCAAGAACAACCTGTATCAAGCCTGCTGGCTGTCAAGTTCCATCCTCTGTGATTAGAACTTCAGAGGGAGATATGAGTCTGCATGATATCTTCGCAAAGAACGGAATTGATTTAAGTGACCATCTAGATGAATATAGAGAGTGGTATGACGTTACTTCTGACATAAAAGTTCCGAATCAAAATGGTGAAATGAATTCCATAACAAGGTTGTTCGTAAATGGATTCGAAGAGTCTATCCGATTTACAATGGAGGATGGCTCCACTATAGAGTGTACGCCACATCACAAATTCATGATGGCCGATGGAGAATGGAAGCAGGCAATCGATATTACAGAGGAAGACGACTGGATGCATGTAGGGTAATTTGCCATTATAAACATTTGGGATAGCGACTGGCAAACAAATAGGGATAATGTAAAGCAGATGCTTAAGGACATAATAAAATGAAAATAGTAAAAAAAGAAGTAACACAATCATTTACAGTAGATATAGAAGTTGAGAATACGCCTGTTTACCAGATGGCAAACGGATGCGTTTCTCACAATACTACTTCACTTACACTGGGCACTTCCTCTGGAATTCATGCATGGCATAATGATTTTTACATAAGAAGGCTTCGCGTTGGAAAGAACGAGTCTATCTATTCTTATCTTGAGAATAATCATCCAGAGCTTATCGAAGATGAATTCTTTAGACCGCATGATACTGCCGTGATTTCAGTGCCTCAGAAGGCACCCGCAGGAGCTATTACGCGAAGTGAAACGGCGACTGATCTGCTTGAAAGAGTGAAAAGAATGACAGTTGACTGGGTTAATCCCGGCTATCGAAAGGGTCAAAACACGCATAATGTTTCTGCCACAATTACTGTGAAAAATGATGAATGGGATACCGTTGCAGATTGGATGTGGGAAAATAGGGACGTGTATAATGGCCTATCTATTCTTCCGCATTCAGAGCATACGTATGTTCAGCCCCCATTCGAAGATTGTACGGAAGAAGTCTACAATGAGATGATGCACTCTCTAAAAGAAGTGAGAATAGAGAGCGTTTTGGAAGAGACAGATAATACAGATCTTTCGGGAGAGCTGGCCTGCTCAGGGGGATCGTGTTCGATCTCTTACTTATAGGGCATAAACCGTAGGGAGCTTGTTTTGAGAAAGTTAATTGCGCTAAATAAATGGCTAAAGACTAATGGCCTGAAGAGAGAATCTCTCTCTATTTCTAGTCTGAATAAGCTATATAAGTATGCTGTCTCAAGAGCAGAGATAGCAGACCTGAAAGACTGGCTAGATGACGATTATTCGCAACTAAGTTTCGATGAGCTTTTTAAAGGCAAACTTCGTTTGGTGATTCCGTTTAATACGAAAGAAGATAGGCAGCTCTTGAGCCTTGTCCCTTTTCTAAAGGAGACTGGATGGCTTCCGGCTGGTAGAGGAAGTTCGTTTAACACGAAGAAAGTTAAGCAGAAAATGCGCAGACCTGATACCGGAGAGGAGTATGAAGAAGAAGTTGAAGTTGCAGACCTGAAGATTTCTAAAGAAGAAAAAAGAGTAATTCCCGCTGGCCCAAGAAAGGGCGAAGAAATTACAAGAGAAAAGATTTTGTCTATTTCTAAGGTTTTATCTGATCCGAAAAATAATGCACCTGTTGGAATGGCGGATTGGTGGAAGGGTAAGCAAACAGAGTATACAAGGGACTATAATTGGAAGCAAATTGAGTCCGTCTTTAAAGACGGAGACCTTAAAGCAGAGCATTCGATTATTATATCTAGAGATCCGATTGACGTACTTAGGATGAGTGACTATGAAAATATACGCTCCTGCCATAGTGAGCATGGATCTTACTTTAATTGTGCAATCTCAGAGTCAAGAGGCAATGGCCTAGTTGCCTATCTGGTTAAGAGTTCTGATTTAGAAGAAGCCTTGAATCCCCCAAGTCACTGGAGTGAAGATGCGGCGGCGCAAGACGAGCAGCAGAGGGGCATCCAGATAGGAGATCTGGATGGACAAGAAATATTCGCAGATAGAGGAAGGGAGGTCTTAGGCGTAACTCCCAAGTCTAGGGTTAGGCTGCGAAAATATGTAGATACAGCTAGAGATTATGAGTTTGCCGCTCCAGAAAATAGAACATATGGACCACACCCTCCTGGTTTTATAGATTTAGTTAGAAATTGGGCATGGCAGCAGCAGAAGCACCTGTTCGAAAATAACGGAGAAATATCCTTGCCCAATCAAGGTAATTTGCAAATGCACGGAGGATCGTATAGAGATACGTATGATGGAGACATATTGAACTCATTCTTCGAAGAGGGATGCGATTATGCAGATTATCGTGGAAATGTAACAACTATATCTTCTAACGAAGAAAGCACGTATGAAATGTGGGTTGCTGAAATTGAAGAAATATTGGAAGATGCCGAGGCTACTCTCGAACATGTCTCTTTTTCATCAGAGGTTGATGATGATGGAGAAGGGAATCCATACTTATATGCACACGCTTATTTGAGCTATAGCCTTCCTCTTTACGGATGGGAAGAAATATCTATTGAGAATAGGTTTGCTAAAACAAATAATCCGCTTATAAGAGATATCCCGGTTAGTTACGATTATGATTTTGAAAAATTGTTTGACCATCCGGAAGGTGGGGAAGTTGTTTCAGTAGAGTTAAATGAGAAAACTAAGTCTATAGATATCTCCATTGAGTTTTCTTGTGATAGCTGTTATAATCCAGATGATGTAGAGGAGTATTTCGAATATATAAGAGATAGTATTGATTCGAAGTATTTAGAATATGTTGAGTCAGTTAGAAGGAAACTAGTTGCGGCAGAATATATAGAGGGGCTTGAATTTGATCGAGCAATAATCCGACTTGAAGATATGGAGTTTGAGAACTTTGTAATGCTTGATGTAGAAGAGGACGAGTCGGAAATAAAAGTAAATATGAAGCCGAAAGCGACGCTTTTTAAGTTACAAATTCCATATGCCATTAAGAATAGTCCAGTACCCTTTGAGCCTAAAGACTTTGCAAAAATATTTGATGCAGAAGTTATTTCTACTTGGGTAAAAAGTTTTCGACTGAATAATGTTTCCAAGATTATTGGAAGCACGCTAGATAAGCTTGCGGCCCAAGAGAATCAGGACAAATTGCAGCTTCGTTTCGACTTTCTCCCTGAACCTGAAGCCTCTCCTAGTTTGGGGGCGCTTTTGGATGTAGACAGAATTCTTACGGCTAATCTTTTCTTAGCAGATACGGCCGTCTATGTAGAGCTTTCATTTTCCCTACAAACTTCTCATACGAATGATGAAATTTTACTTATAGAAAAGTTCATTAAGGTCTTTGACGAAAACTTTCATTTAATAGGAAGAGCCTTTGAGGACTATTTGGCACAGAGGCTTGCGAAAGCTGGAGTTGAAGCCAAAGGCATATCAAAGAATTTTTTCTCAGGAGAGCTGGCAAAGCCAATCATAGAGCGTCTAAAAAAATCTTCTACGAATGACGTTAGAAGATTAGCCACTTGGATTGAGGCAAATTGGAACGTCTTTAGCAACGCAGAGAAGGATCTTGCTTATAATAAATATCTTCTTCCGACCGAAAGATATGGAGACTATATACACGATCATAACTTGGATTGGCCAAATTCTTGGAACTCAGAAATGCAGAAAAGAAAAGATACTGATATAGGATATAGATGGAATGGTCTTTCGATGAAAGATGTTTCTTTGCAATCTAATCAGATTATGCCAGAAGAAGAGAGAGAAGGGGGTCTTTCGGAAGATTCACATGTAGATACGCTCGAAGAAAATTCCGAAGCAGAACAAGACGCAGAGCAGGAAGGCGCCTCAACTATAGTCTAATATAGATGATTACAAAAATCCTAACCGACCGTGTAAATTTCTCAAATGACGTAAAAGAAGTACGACAGCAATGGTTGTGCGATCTCTTCTTATATATAGGCCTAGATGGATATGAGATGCTTAAAATGCCGAGAGATCAGGCAATTGATTATATGTTGGAGAATAACGTCGAGCTTATAGAGTATAAAGGAATAGAGGCCTTGGAGGTTAGATATGAAGGAGAGACGATAGGGGAGTGGGCAGGGCCCGAATACAGAATAAAAGAAGATCCAAGTGATCAATCTCTTTATTTTGAGGCAACAATAGAGCATTGGTCAATTAAAGAAGATGATATGGACATTAGTTCAGCGGAGATACCTTGAAGCACAATAAGAAAAATTTCATATTAGATACGTCAGTTTTAGTTTATCATGAAGATTCGATTCATGGATTTCCCAATCAAAATGTGATTATTCCCATGGAAGTCTTGGAGGAGATAGACAATCTAAAGTCAAGACATGATGCCGTTGGAAACGCAGCTCGTTATATAAATAGATTTTTGGATGGCCTTAGAGGGCTTGGCTCACTAAAGGACGGGGTGACGCTAGAAAATGGAGAGACTATTTTCGTACATGTTGAGTCTGAATATACAAAGCTCCCATCCTCAATGTCCGAATCTAATGATAATAAGATTATAGCAGTCGCGCTAAGTTTGTCTAAGAAGCTTGAGGATGTTACTCTTATCTCTAGAGATATCAACGTAAGGGTGAAGTGCGATTCCCTTGGGATTTCCTCTGAAAATTACGAAAAGGAAAAGGCAGTCGTAAACAGAAAAGGTGCATATACTGGCGTAGCGGTAAAGCATTTTAGCCCAGAGGAGATTCAAGGCTTTTATGACAAAAAAGAGCTTGAGTATGTGGAAGAAGACTTATATCCTAATGAATTTGTAGTATTGAAAGGAGGGGCTCAAAGCGCACTTGGTCTACATAAAGACGGCCTAATTAAGCCCCTAGCGCATTCGAAAGGTACTCCATCTGTAAACGGTATTCGCCCAAGAAACAAAGAGCAGACTTTTGCACTAGAATCTTTGCTTAACCCTAACATACATATGGTCACTCTAACAGGAATTAGTGGCTCTGGAAAGACTATCCTCTCTTCTGCTGCAGCAGCCCATATGCTTACAAGTGGGATTTATGATAAAATCATAATCTCACGACCAGTTCAATCTCTTAGTTCTGAGATGGGGTTTCTGCCAGGAGACAAAGAGGAGAAGCTGGCTCCATGGATTCAGCCTATTATTGATAATTTCAAAATTATTTTTAAAAATGGACAAGTATATTTCGATATGCTGCTAGAGACAGGCCAGCTAGAGATAGAGGCTCTCGCTTATATTCGAGGAAGAAGTCTTCCGAACACTATTTTTATTCTTGATGAGTCTCAAAATATAAGCTATGCTGAAGCCAAGGCAGTGATTACAAGGATGGGCGAAAATTCAAAACTAATCATGCTAGGAGATGTTGAGCAGATAGACGCGCCGCATTTGGACGCGGCAACCTGCGGCCTAGGAGCTGTTGTCGAGAAGTTTAAAGACTTTCATCTATCTTCTCATATAACCTTGCTCAAGGGAGAACGAAGCCCGCTAGCTGCGCATGCTGCAAAAATCCTCTAATCTTATGAAGGTCTATGACTTCATTTATGATAAGCTGAATAAGAAGAGAAAAAGAAAGAAAAAAAGACCACGCGTTCAGATTCCTCTTCCCAAATATAAGACTCCTAAGGAAGAGCTTAAAAAAGAAGAGAAGAAAAGTGATCGTGGAGTTATTATTATTGACCTATAAAGCGTGGAGGAATGATGATTAAGCCATTGGTTTTACTTGCGAATAGTTTGGACAAAAGAGGTCTTTATAAAGAGGCAGACAGCATAGATAGAGTTTTGTCTGATTTGAAAGGTCGACATTTGCGCTCTCACGTTGTTTCTTCGGGAGAGGTTCTAGGGGCAATAGCTGAAAAGTATAAGGTAACTGTAGAGGGAATTATTCAAGCAAATGATCTAGAGTCGGCTGACAAAATTGGCATTGGCCAAAAATTAATAATTCCTGATCAAGTTGGATTTTCAGAAGAAAAGCCTTCGCTTCAAGGCGCAGAATATGAAGTTTCTGATGACGAAATAGTCGCCGCAACTCTAATGGGAGAAGGGGGATCTATGTACAGCATAGATCTTATGAAGAGGGTTTATACTGTAATTGTCAACAGAAGTAATTACAGCGGAAAGTCTCATAGAGAGGTCGTTTTGAGTCCGAGACAATTTTCGTATTGGAACAAAGGTGTAGACTCAGAGCGCGTTGCAAAAGAGGTGAATAAGTGGAAGCTTGGAACCTTGCCAGCAACACAGGCTCGATGGGAAAAAGCTCTCGAAATAGTACGGGGAAACTTAATCGCTCCCGAGGTAGGAAGGTCTGCTTATTATCTGAACAAAGACCTAGCAGGAAGTGGCTTTATAGGGCCTAACTGGAAGCTTATTTACAAAGGAGATGCTGGCGATCCGCATTCCTATGGACTAAATGGACCTCCATGGGATAATCATAAAAAATCTGTTTAGTTATGAATAAGAAGTTACAGATTATTAATTGCAAAAGTACTTGCAAAATGTCAAGACAAATACAGGATAGCAATCACTGTAATAAAAAAGCGTCCATTGTAGACGGAGGAGTCTTTTTTGGCTGCAAAGAGAGCTTGAAGAAAGAGCCTAAAGAGGTAAGGCAGTTTTTTGCCTGTGATTTATGGAATATGGGCCTTACTGAGAGTTGCGATTCTTGTGAGTTAGAGTGTATAAACAACAAAAATGAAAAAATGAAAGCTGTCTTGGCTGAAAAGAAAAAATTAGATTTAGTAATTGATAAACTTAAGCCGAATATGATGCTCTATGGAGTGTCTGCAAAGCAAGTAGAGGATATAAGCTCCAAATATACAAAGAAGGGAGCTAGCGGAAAGAAGGACAGAATGGGTTCTGAGGCAATTAGGGCTGCAGGATTTGCTAACGAGGCTTTAAAGATGATTCTTAATGGAAGGCCAATTGATGCTGCATTCTTTTCTTTATATGCAAAGAAAACTTCTGGTAGGCTAAAAAAGCTGAAGAAGAAATAGTTAGTTTTCTAAGAACAGCTTGATATCGTTAGCAGATGCGGCAAAGCCTCCGTATTGTGGCAGTGCTCCAAATAAAATTCCGATAACTTCACCATCTAAGGTGAAGATAGGACTTCCGCTGTGTCCGGGAAGAATCTCTTCTGAGATCATAATGAATTTATTTCCAGATGTTGAGAGCGAAGATAGACTTATTCTGTCTCTGTCGAGAAAAGACGATATATAGGTATCTAGTATAATGGGGAAGTCTCCTGCTGGAGCGCCAATTACATAAACTTTTTCAAATAATTGTGGAAAATAAAGATCGTCTATCAGCTTTACAGGCTTGATGAATCCTCTTGCCTGGATGAGGCACAGATCTAATGCGGGGCTAGTTTTCATGACTCTTAAATCGCTGTTCCCTTCAGACCAATCGATAAGTTTTTGGCTATAATCCTCAATATGAAGCGTAGAATCTGCAGTTATTTCGTTGCAAAAGTGATCATTGGTCAAAACAAGAGACGAATCAGTAGTTACATCATAAGCTATAGAGAAGCCTGTGGCAGAAGTCGAAAAAGCTGACTCATCAAATTCTTCTTTTCCAATATGTGTAACTTTTACTACAGAGAGGAGCATCGCTTTCATTCTTACGATTGCTGGCTCAGAGTGAGCTGGTTTTTCTTTAACTCTTATCTTAGTGATATTGAAAGTCAAAAGAAATATATTAACTGCTAAAAATAATAGAAATGAGAAAATAAATGTAGTTTTTAATATTTTTTTCATATTGCACCCAATACATCCGGTAATATTACTATGAATAAAGCACCCAAAGAAATGGGAGATAGACAATAGTAGGAGTAAATATGGGCTGTGGATGCGGAAAGAAGATTTCTAGAAGCAGAAAGTCTTCTGTGAAAAAAAAATCAAATAATAAAAAGAAAACAGTAATCAGAAAGAAAAAAGTTAATAAACTAATTTCAATTCCCGGAACTATAAAGAAGTAGCAGCCTTAGCAGCCTTCGGCCCCTGTGTGCGGAGCAGAAACATAGGCCGCAAATAGATTCTCTTCAGATATGGAACTAATATTAGATGAGTAGTGAATGGTCTTTTGATCTTTTATTAACTCTTCTATAGTATTGTTTATCTTCTTTATAAGTTCCTCCTTGTCTTCTTGCGTTATCTCAATAACGCAGTCTAATTGAATTTCTACAAAATACTTATTGCCTGTTTCCATAATGGCTCCACTAGGTTGTTCTTAAGGTAGCTGAAATATTCATAGAGAAAAAGGTGACAGGGCAAACGCGAGGCCTACCTTGTGCAGGAACCCGCAGAGAATCAGGAGAAGAAGAATGGCGAACAGAAACGTAAAGATACAACTACTAGAAGACGGAGCAGAAGTTCCTTCGAGAGCGCACTCTACAGACACAGGTTATGACCTGAAGTTTACGGGGATTCATAAGATAGTTGGTGATGTTATCTTTTTTAAAACAGGAATTTCCCTACAGCCTCCAGGGGGCTACTACTTTGAGGTTGTGCCTCGTAGCAGTATAGCGAAGTTGCCGTTAGCTATGGCTAACTCAGTAGGAATTATTGATGAAACTTATACTGGAGAAGTTATTGTGCCGGCTAGAGTAATGCACAAGCATCCCGATATAGATATGGCATTCTCTCGATTTCCAAATGGAATTGTTAAGATCTTTGGAATTAGGCCCCAAACTATGGACTCTTTGGCGGGGCTTATTCTCAAGAATAAGCCGAAGCTTTTCCAAGCCATTTTAAGAAAGCGGAATAATTGCAAGTTTATCGTAGAAGAACTCGAAGAGACAGAACGATCAGATGGAGGCTTTGGCAGCACAGACTCTTAAGTAGCTAATAAAGTCCATCTATATAGACGCAGCGCCCGAATAGGGCAGGGAGGATTAAGATGGACCCTACTTTTGGTGACATAATAGCTTTCTACAGCTATTCAAAGGATAACGAATCTAAATTGTTTATTGAATATATATTGGCAAAATATTTTAATGACAAGTCTTTTTTCATGAAAATAAGAGAGGCTCTTCCGTACTTGGAAGAAAATGATAAAGAAATGCTTTTCTCCATCGCAGATAAGGTAGAGCTTTAGCCTCTCGAAAAAGAGCAAGCGGACCAACAGAAGAGGATCTGAGTTTTTATTGACAGATCCTCTTCTGTTCGTACGTTGTTCTTAACGAAGGAGCGCGTATGCCGTTAGTTTTGATCGAGTCCCCCAATAAAATTTCAAAGTTGAGGACAATTCTTGGGCCCAATTACACTGTGATGGCTTCTGTAGGCCATATCATGGATCTTTCGAAAAAGAACATGGGAGTTGACCTCGATACCTTTGAGGCGATTTACAAGGTAAATCTTGATAAGAAAGATATTGCAAAGAATATTAAGGCTGAAGCGAAAAAGCATGAGGTCATTTACATTGCTACTGACCCCGATAGAGAGGGTGAGGCTATTGCGTTTCACATAGCCTCCCTTCTGCCGAAAAGGGGCGTTAAGATTCATCGTGTTAGGTTCAACGCGATTACCAAAGAGGCCGTCAAAAAGGCCATGAAGAATCCTGAGAAGCTAGATCAGAACCTGTATGATGCTCAGCAAGCTAGACGAATCACGGACAGGCTGGTGGGCTTCAGGGTCAGCCCTGTCATGTGGAATAAGGGGTTGCGCGGAACGAGTGCCGGCAGAGTTCAGTCTGTTGCCTTAAAATTTGTTGCAGACAGGGAAAAGGAGATAAAGGCTTTCGTTCCAAAAGAATATTGGACAATAAACGCGGAAACTTCCTCAGGCTTTAGTGCAGATTTCTATGGAATAGATGGAAAGAACTTTGTTCCATCAAATAAGGTCGAGTCCGATGACGTTACAGATGAGATGAAGTCCAAGAAGACAGACCTTGTTGTAACAGAGTATGTCGCAAAGCAGAGAACCCGAAAGCCTTACCCCCCGTTCATAACATCTACTATGCAGCAGTCTGCAAGCAACAGCTTAGGCTGGGGGGCGAAGAAGACTATGAGCGTGGCTCAAAGCCTTTTTGGATACGGCCTGATTACTTACCATCGCTGCTTCCCTGGGCACGTCAGAATCTCAACCAGTGCCGGCATGGTTCCGATTAAAGATATAAAACTGGGAGAGATGGTCGACACGTTACGCGGGCCAAGGCCAGTAACGGATATTGTTAAAAATAAAAATAGAGAAATTTACTCGCTACAGACGAAGCATGGATATATGCTGGAGGGGAGTCACAACGAGCCGCTATTAGTAATGGGCGAAGACTTGTCAACATCGTGGGTAAAAATGGAAGACTTGAAGCCGGGAGATCACGTAGCTTTGGCTAAGAATTTCTCATGGAGTGACGAGCAGCTGTTTGATTATGAGTGCCCATTTGAACGAGAGAGGAGTCAGGTTAACACTCTTACTTGTGCTATCTGCGGCCGGGATGATCTAAAAAGCTTATCGCCACATTTAAAGCGTCATCATAAGCTATCTGGCCCCGAATACTTGAAGCAATATGATAAAAAGCTTTTGGATGTAAGCCTAGTTAATAATTTTAAAATACCGAAAATTATGACAAATGAACTTGCCAGAGTTCTTGGGTATTTGTCATCAGAAGGTACATTTTCCAAGAATGGAAAAAATATTATTTTTTATAATTCCAATAAAAGCCTGCTTGATGACTTTGCAAATTGCTTTAATAGTCTGTTTGGAACAAGTTATAAACCTTTTTATGCCTCAAATAAGTTCGAAGCTAATTCTCAAAGAATTTGGAACTTTTTAAACTGGCTGGGGCTGGAGCCAGTGGACGCAAAGAAGAAGCGTGTTCCCCAGATCATGAATACGGCTCCAAAGTCTTGTGCTATTCAGTTTTTGAAGAGCTATTGGGAGGGCGATGGCTCTTACGATAAGTTCATTACAGACTCACTTTTGATGGCTAGAGACTTAAAATTGTTACTTCTCAGAATTGGAATCCCAACCGGATTACATATTAGCTGTGACACAAACGGCTTTAGTGCTGGAAATCCGCAGTATTTGATTCAACTTACTGGATATGTTCGTCGTAACTTTTTTGCTCAAATTCAAATGCCACATTCGGAGGCGAAACGAGATCAGGCTGAGAAAATGCTGCTCGGGACTACGGATGGCAAATACGAATATCATTGGAGTGACAGGATTCCACATACGAAAGGATTAATTGAGTCTATTTATAGTGAAAATTTTAAAAGCGGATGGAGTGGAAGCGATCTCGATAAATATAGGGTGAAAATAGGGATAGACTCCAGGTGGAATAGAAAATATGGAAGCCTACACCGTAATCAAGTTAACGATTCAAGCTGGGGCTATATAAACTTCGGAAAGGAGAAAGAACATAACAAACCATCGGGGCTAACTCCTATTCAGTTCATTAAACTTATAGACGAGAATCTCGGAGATGTAATCTCTAAAACATTAGAAGATGATATTATTTGGGACAAAATAACAAAAGTAAAAACCTCACATTACGAAGATACATGGGATCTGACGGTCGAAGGCCAACATCATTATGTGGCGGAAGGATTTTATGCACATAACACAGACAGCACGAGGAGTGATCCTCAGAAGATCACAGATCTGAGGGCCAAGATTACGAAAGATCATGGAAAGAAATATCTTTCGCCATCTGTTATTAAGTATGGGGCAAAATCTGGAGCACAAGACGCGCACGAAGCTATTCGACCTACTTATGACAAGGCTGTCTCGGCCCTCTCCACAGATGAGAAGAAACTGCTTAGGCTAATCGACAATAGATTTACTGCATCTCAAATGGCTAATGCAAAATTTGACCAAGTAGCTTTAAAGATGGAATTCAAAGGAAAGGGTCGAGCTTTTAACTTCAAGAAAAATGGTAGCGCGCTCAAGTTTGATGGATTTTTAAAAGTATATGGAGAGATCAAAGACGACGTAATTCTTCCATCTCTTGCGGTTGGAGACAAAGTGCCGTGGGATAAGGTTGTATCCGGCCAGCATTTTACCAAGCCGCCGCCGCGCTTTTCTGATGCATCTATCATCAAACTCCTAGAAAAGGAGGGAGTTGGAAGGCCTAGTACTTACGCCTCTATTTTAGATACCATTCTTAATAGAAAATATGTCACGAGAAATAAGAAGGCCCTATGTGCAACAGAAACAGGAATCATGGTGTCAGATTATTTGACGGCGAATTTCTCTAAAATAGTTGATGCTAAATTTACTTCAAAAATGGAATCAAATTTAGATACCATTGCAACAGGTGGGTTGTCGTATAAAGACTTGCTGAAAGACTTTAATGAGAAGTTAGATGAGCAATTAAAGACGGCAAATCAAGCTGGGCCTCCGAAGGCTTTCATTGTAGACGTGGGATGTCCAAAGTGTAAATCAAAGATGACAAAGAAGATATCTAAGTCAGGACCTTTCCTTTCTTGTCTTACTTGGCCCAAGTGTGATGGAACTGCATCTATAGACGGAAAGCCTAAGGCTGTTGCCGTTGAGACAGGACATAAGTGTCCTGAGTGTTCAAATATCTTGGTTAAGAGAAAGAGCAAGGCAAAGGGGACGGAATTTTTAGGCTGCAAGACCTTTCCCACATGTAGGTATGCTGCTTCTATCGATTCTGATGGAAATCCTGTAAAGAAGTCTGCAAAAGCTCCTCTCAAGAAGACTGGACAAAAGTGTCCTAAATGCAAACAGGGAGATGTAGTTGAGAGGAAGGGTAGGTACGGCCTCTTCGCCGGCTGCTCCAAATTTCCAAAATGCAAGCAAACTATGAAGATCTAGTAATATTCGGGCTATATGGTGTGCAAGCATTCCATTGCACCATATAACCCGGAGATATTATGACTAAAAAATGTAGCAAATGTAATATAGATAAGCCATTAACAGAGTTTTCTTTAAGAAAAGAAGTCGGAAAGAAGGGATCATATACAAGGCCTAGAGCTGATTGTAAAAAATGTGTGGCGAAGAGATCAAAAGAGTATATTAGGAAAAAGAAAGAAGCGATTATAGCGCGCGGCGGGCATGATTATAATATAATTTATCAAAATTATTTCAAATGCCCTAAGTGTAATTCAAATAAGTTGGGCAAGTTTTTTTATAAAACACAGGAGCATAAAACTGGGCTAAGCGTATATTGTAAGTCTTGTGATAAAAAATATGCTCAAGATAGAATGTTTGCAAGGAAGCACGAATACACAGAAGAGCAGTTGGCAATGATAATGAGAGAGTGCAAGATCTGCAAGAAGACTAGGCCGCTCGGAGAATACCATAGATCTCATAGTTCAAAATCAGGAAGACGGATCAATTGCAAATTTTGCATAAATAAAAAAAATCAGAAGAGGAGAAGTTCAAAAAAGGGCCGATTGGGCGTTTATAAAGAGGCGGCAAGAGGTAGGAAAATAGAGTGGAACCTTTCTGATGAAGAATTCTTTTCGTTTTGGCAGTCGGATTGCTCTTACTGCGGAGATAAGATAGCGACAATAGGAGTTGATCGAGTTGATAACACAAAGGCATATTCTGTAGATAATGTACGCTCATGCTGTATTGTCTGTAACAGAATGAAAATGGCTATGGGCCTCGATGAGTGGCTCTCTCATATGAGAAAAATAATTAAAAATTCGGATAAACAATAGGATAATCATGCTTAATAACGATGAGCCAAGTCTTTCCTCCCTGAATGAAGGCGGCTATTAAGTGCGGAGAATTAAAATATGCAAATGAATACTGAGGAGATAAGATGACCTGGAATCATAGAGTAATTCGGCGCAAAGAGCAAGGGCTTGCTATTCAATTTAAGCTTAAAAATGAAAGCTAAAGACAAGAAACACTAAGGAGCCAATATGTCAAAAGATAATAATGAAAATTCTACGCAGCAATCATGCCCTCCCGATCTCTTTAAAGAGCCTTTGCTTATAACGGAGAAGAAGCCTTTATCTACAGGTCTTGAGGACGCGCTGAGAGCAGTTAGGTCGGTCAGGCAGGGAAAGGCGATGGCCTCAAGACAGTGGTCCCTTCTGGTCTGGCTACTCTCTGATGACTCTAGAGAGATAAGCGATGATGCCTCTCCTTTATTGAGGCAGTTGGTCATAATGGCTAGATCTAAGAATTATCAGGAGATCACAGAGATGCTTATCTTTGCAAAAGAATCTGCGAGAAAGGAGCATAAGGAATCATAATGCAGGACGAGGGCGAGATAGTTTCAGAGAAGAAGAGCTGGTTTAATGCGGATACAGGCAGTCTAACTTTTATAGATTCGTGTCAGTCAGCTTACGATTTACCTCTTATATGGAAAGAGAACGTAATCTGCTATGTTGAGGATGAAGAAGTTATATATATTAGCGCCGGTCCAGCAGTTTGGAAGCGTGTAACAGAAACACCCTTTTAAAGGAGAATCAATGAATAATTATAATCATGAGTGGTACGAGATGAGTAGTCATCCGGGATGGTTTGAGTGCGAATTTTGTCCGCTTCAAAAGCACGGAGAAGAAGTAAAGAAGGGAGAAGAAATAGTAGATTACTGTCCTTCGCGACTTCTTACTGCATTAAAATGTTCTGAGGAAAAATCTCGCATATTTGGACCATTAAATAGCACTGCCGATGCCGCCAAGGCTTGGGAGAAGAAGATAAGAAGAGAGTTAGAAGAAGAAATTGGCATTTGGAAAGAAGCTGGTGAAGATTACCAGAATATGGCTCTTAAATGGCATAATGCTGTGACTCGTGCAGAAAGAGCCGAAGCCTTGAACGCTTCTCTGCAGCAAGAAATAGAGGCTAAGGTTCAGCATGCCTACACAGCTATAAGGTCTGAGGAGAGCTAAATTTTTATTATGCTAGAACTTACAGAAGAAGAAGTCTCTCTCTCAAAAAGGGCTTTGTCTTGCGCCAATTGGCGTTGGAAAATAGGAATGAGAGGCGGAGTTCCTGGCGACTGGTACCGTGCGTGTGATCAATCAGAAAAGATATATTGGCATGGAGAGACCAATGGAGGATGGACCATTGAGGTTGGTAGTGATTGGATTCCAGACTTTAGGGATGCGGCAACGCTAGGCTGCCTATTGGAAATAGTTAGAGAAATTTCTGGAGATCCGTGGCTTTATGTCTATGTTAGGTCTAGAGCAGATGGATCGGAGCACGAATGGACGGGCACCGTATGGGATGAGCGCTTTTCCGCCGATAGCGAAGAGGGCGTTCTTGTGAAAATGCTGGAGAGCTTAAATGAGTCGTAATCTATGTACATCATCTTGTGAAAGCTGTGGATATACTGTTCGATTGTCAGATATCCGAGGAAAGCCAATAGAGTTTCGGCAATATGGAAAGTATGCTCCGCAGCTTGGCTGCAGGTTTGATTGCCATTGCGGGGAAGTGTACTTCGCTATTTGGAGGGCCCAAGAACAATTTTGGGGCAGAAAGGCATTGTCTGACGGGTCTTGGAAGAAGCCAACTCTTGATATCAATGGATATGAATTTGACAATAATGAGCATGGAAAGTTTGCAATTGAGCATGCCAGTCATACGGAGGAGACAGGGGTTTTTACCATTGATCTTTCTCATTATGCAGCATACAATGATGAGAAGTGCGGCAATTCCTTCCTAGAAGAGCAGATTCTTAATGGAGAAAAGGATCCACGGCATTTGTGTGTAGATAACGCTCTTGATACACAGCTGGTGTGGTAGAAGGTGGCCAACGAAGAGCTGTCAAAGCGTCTGCTTGCATGTTCACGATTTCAATGGATACCTGGAATGTTGGGACGAGATGGGCCCGTAACACAACGAATATTTGATTATAAAATTCCTGATAAAGAAAGATGGCTGCCAGACTTAAACGATGCAGCTACGATCGGTTGTTTGATAGCCTTGGCCCGCATTATCTATAAGGATAATTCTCTTATAATTGCATCTATTGATTATGGGCCCGGAGGAATTATGTGGCAAGCAAGAAAGACTATTGGAGGGGTTTGGCTTAGTGAGCGTCATTATCCCTCAGAGGCAGAGGCTATAGTCGCAATTTTTGAAAATAAAATAAAATGAGGTTAATATGAAAAGAAACAAACCATTATCACCAACCATGAAGCGTAAATTTGAGCGATCAGGATGTGTCTTCAAAGAGCATCCAGACGATGATGAGCATAGGCAAATCGGAGGAGGAAGCGGCCTCGGACTATGTGGATTCGGGCCGGATGGAGGCTTTATTGCTCCCGAAAGTGACGGCGATTATTTCAGGTGGCTAGCCAGATCTGGAATATATGCTCCCCTTAGGGCTGACTCTGCTCATAGCTCCGCATCAATAGGCAAGATAGGAATAGGAGAATATGCTGGCAAATGGGCCGGATGGTCACATCGAGCAAGCTTAATGTTTGGAATAGGTGATCTTTTGTTTGAGGAGAAATATGTTCTTACTGATGAAACTTTATTTCGAAATGCAGGAGAAGTTGTTATAAAAACGGAAGAGCAAGCAAGACAGGCTGCTTCTAATTTCTCAAAATATGTCTCTTAGGAATGTCAATATGAAAAAGGAAACTTTGGAAGAATTTCGTCAGCGGTTACATAGCGGACATGTTAATACGGACTCTATAATTGAGTAGCTATGGGAGGCTAACAACGTCATTAATACTCTTAGAGATGAGTCTGTTTTTCTAGAAAAACTAGCTGTGTTTGAGCACAAACAGTGGGCTCATTGGACTAAATATATGTTAAAAACACTAGACCCTCTCTTATCATATGGTCAAGGCGTTGTTCTTGAGGCAATAAAGCAAGGGCAGAAAGATGAGGACGCTATTTTTGCAATAGATGCGGTAAGACGTTGGTGGAAGCAGATTGACACGCCTTATTTTAAGCTTTCTGAGAAAGAAAAAGAATCTGATAGAGAATGGGCTCGAAAAGTAATGAATATAGTTGTTCCAATAAATTAAAAAAATTTTATGAAAACATTAACAAAAGTACATGAGGAGCAGGCAGAAAAAGAGAGAATTAACCTCGAAGACAGAATGATTGCAAGAAAAAGGCTTTTAGAAAGCTCTGCCTCTATACTTCCACTTGAAGGTAGAGTCTCGAATAGACTTATTTATAGAGAACTTTTAAAGAAAAAAATCCATGTTTCTTCTCGTAACATTATGTCCAATGTTGCTTGTGATAATTGCAAAACAGAACTAGTCTTCAAAAGCCCTGATTCTATCGTTATGAGCTATCCTCCGCGACGATGTGTTGTATGCGTTGGTTGCGGATTTAGCGGCCATCTGAGGTTGAACGCAAATGTTTAACAAAATAGAGATGTGGAGAGATGAGGACGAAACTGGAGTCTCTGGAATCGGAAAGGTTGCAGAAGGCGTAAGGTTTAGCGATGGGAAGATCGCATTAAGATGGCTAACTAGCACTAGCTCTACTTGCCTTTATGACTCTTATGGTGATGTTCTGGCAATTCATGGTCACGGAGGGAAAACAAGGTTCATAATATGCGGAACTCCGTGGAAACGCGGAAAGGAAGATGCGATACAAGATGCTGCAGAGAACGCTCCCTTCAACTGCATTAGGGGAGGTCGAAAGGCTCCGCCCCCTATTAAAAGAGTAGAGTGGACTCTTCCAGCGTGGATAACAAAGGATGAAGAAGAAGCCTATCTCGCAGGCTATGAGGCCGGCTGCATAAGCCTTTACGGAGAAGAATGGGAGACTTGTTCGTGGGAATGGCACAGCACAGTTTCAATAGGAGGTATAACGAATGTCGGACAGAAATGACGTAGTGGCTTTGTCTGGAACGATAATTAGCCTTAGAGATTCGCTACGCAAACTAGACGCACATTTGCGCAAAGTTTACATGCTTGGAGCAGAAGGTTTGGATAAAAATCTGTTGGCCAAAGATCTAGTGAAGGCAGACGGCCTACTTTTGGGGACAGAGACTTCTCTGGAAGGTCACTTAAAAAAAGTAAGAGCTGTTGAGCTAAGAAAGCAGGCCAAAAGCTTTTATGCTGAAGAAAAGTTTTTGATTGACAAAGGATGCTGTGCCGACCTTGAGTATTGCGATATTGCATCAACATGGTTTACGGCAGCTACAGCATTAGAGGTCGAAGCCGATAGACTAGAGGGTAATAAATGAACAAGGAAATTACAAAGTTAATATTAAAACTAAGAAAGGCTGTAGAAGGAGAAGTCTCTGGCCAGCATCCAATGCTAAATCGTGTGGCTTGGAATAAAGTCGAAGACTCTTTTTCGGCTATGTTTTCTCAGAATCAGCAAAAATATGGAAGAGATCCTCGCTTAGATCCTATAGGGGCGAAAGTTAGGAAGACTTTGAACGATCGTAATGAGAAAGAGATTATTCTTAACGCTCAGCGTTCCGAAATAGAAGATGCTCATTTAGCTCTTGATGCAGAAGGAGTTCCTCGCAAGCATCAAGATGACGAGGGAACTCCAATGGGATTCTCTCTTAAGCAGCGGATCAATCTTCTTCTGGATAGAAAAAGAGAGGAGCATGGGGACAACCTTAAGGAGTAAACGGCAAGAGCCTGTGCAGAAGCGCTGAAAGAAATTGCCTCTAGATTCAAGACAGATCACTACCTATGGCCATCAGCGGAAGTAGCTGATTGGATATATAAGAAGTCTGAATTCCTCATAAAAAAGGAAGAGAGATGACATTCGGACAAAAGGAAATAGATGAAATTTATAATTTGCTATCGGAGCTGAACTCTAGTAAATGGGAGCGGGTAGCGGAACGCCTTGCAGATGAAGGTCCTGATATAATTGCTGCTCTTTTAAATAAGGTTGAGTCTCTAAAAGAAGAGCGGGACGCATGGATGGAGACTGCGAGGCAAGAGTCCAGAAATAGAGATTATTACAGAGGCCTTCTTGAGAAAACATCGTCTTATCTTGGCGTAGCTATTTTTACGCAAGATGATAGAGGCATATCCGAGAGCCCTCCTCTCTCCAAAGTTCCAGAGCTAGTCAAAGATCTCAGTTTGCAGACTGGAGGATTATCAAATGAACGATAAAGATCAATATAGTCTTATGAAAGAATATCTGGAAAGCAATAGGCCGGAAGAAGAGTTTCCAACTGGAACTCTCATGGGAGGGCCAAGGCATGACTTTGAAAAAGATGAGGTAAGGCGTTTGCGTCTTGAGTTAAAAGATCTTCGTGCTTCACATTCCTACCTGTGCGATCGCATTAACGAAATAGCAGAAGAGATAGGCCCAAAAGAGTCTGAAGGTATGTACGGGATCTGCAATCTTTTAAATGGCGCACTAGCGGCCTCTTCTTGGGCACCTTTTCTTGAGCGAAGTGAAAATGACATTAAGGCAGAAGCATTGATGGAAGCCGCTAAAGATGCCGAGCCCATGAAAGATGGAGCCGGGATAAATGCAATGATCGATTGGCTTCGCTCTAGGGCGGCAGTAATCAAAAAGGGCTAAGCCCAGAGGAGAGGATATGAGTGATCTATATGGGGGAGAGAGAGTAATCGTTGATGCCTGCAACATATGCGGGGCGCCTATATATGATTTCGCTATATGGTATGGAATTACTCCCCCACCACGTCAATATAGCTGCCTCTGCAGAGGCAACAAGTTGGATGTGCAGTTAATGGAATTTCTTCGAAATTCATATCCAAAGAAGGAAAAGCCTCCTATGGCCTGGGAGTGTTCTCGCTGCAATGCTATTAACGCTCCACATGTAAGCTCTTGCTCTTGCACCGCCTTGGATGATTCCGACCTAGAAAATGGTGACGATGAGGGCTTAGATGTAGTTAGATTTAATCATGAATTTCATGATCAAGTTTGCATTCACTGTAATTTATCTGACCTTTGCGAGGAAACAGAGTGCCCGGCGTTGCTAAGAGATGAGGTAGAGCGCTTGTTTGACTTCAATGAAAGCGGCTTAATGTGTTCTAAGCATTGGATTCATCCGTCAAAATGTTGTTCTGGATCATACTCAACACGCCTTGTCAGCCAGGGCCTCTCTGGGAGGCTGGACAAGCTTCAAGGAAAGCTCAATATAGCCAAGCCTTTGCTAGAAGAGATTCAGAAGACACTGAGACTAATAGAATCTGGTGTCATCCCTTTTCATAGGGTTCCTCGAAAAACTGCCCCACTATTGCTAGGGCTAATTACTGTTGCCTTAGCGAAAATGGAAGAATAGTAAAATGGCCAGAATATCTGTCTGCAATCGCCATGCAGCCCTTGTCTGTCTGTCGCGCATTAGGCTCTCTTTTAATGGCACAAGCGGTTTTCTGAGGCCTAATCAGGTTAGGATTTTGAGCCCCTGTCAGCTTTGCAATAATTCTATTGCAACAGAATATGGTCCGCATGAAAAAGATCCGGACGCTTTGCCGGCGACCTTGATGATTTTTGAGCATGGCTTTTTTCAAGATGCTGGAGCTGTTAACAGCCAGATGGATATAATGCAAGACGCAGCTGATTTGGCAAAATCAATTATTTTTAAAAGATATTAATATTTTGTTATAAATCGCAAAGGAATATCATGTTTAAAATTTCATCTGAAAACTCAGAAGAGAGAAGAGCGTACGCTCTTCTTGGCTTTCTTTCAAAGCTGACGGAAGACTTCGGAAGCTTTGTTTCGCCAAGTGGCAAGAGCGTAAAGATCGCGGATCATATTTATGTCGTCGGAGGAGCAGTTAGAAACTACTTAATCAATAAGCCTGTTAAGGATATAGATATAGTTATTGACGCAGTGAATTTGAGTGTTGACGGAAAAAGGCGAGATGCAAAGTGGCTTGCTGATTTAATCGTGAAAAATTCTCCAAAAGAAGGCTGTGTAGAGAGAAGTCCTCCGAATAACTTTGGAGTAGAACTTGTTCATGTTAAAGGCGATTGGTTTATAGACGGAGTAAATCTTAAAGGCGAGGATATCGAAATTGCTTATGCTAGAACGGAAACGTATAAGCCGGGAGGCTTTAAGCCTGATCATGTAGAGAAAGCTACAATAGAAGAAGATTCGCTAAGGCGAGAGTTTACTGTAAACACTTTGTTGTGGAAGTTTTCGGATCTAAAGGAAAAGGGCCCGAGCAAAGAAATCGTAATAGATCCTCTTGGAGTTGGACTCAGAGATCTAGAGAATAATGTTTTGGATACGCCATTGGATCCCAAGCAAACCTTTAAAGATGACTCTACTCGAATGATGCGAGTAATGAAGTTTCAGTTTAAATATGGATTCGATGTTGCACCTAGAGTAACAGAAGCTCTCCGATCTAATCCAGAATACATAAGAAACGCAGAACCTAACGTCTTGGCCGACTTGCTGAAGAATACCATCTTAAATCAAGACAGATATCTAGATGCCCTCGAAGAGATGAAGAGTAATCTAATCCTTGAGGAAATAGTTCAGCTCTTAGATGAAAATGAAGCGTTTAGAGCTTCGATTATGAGCTGGATCCATGATAAAAAAGATTTAAACTTCTTATTTGACCTCTTGGATTACGGTCTGCCCGTTGGTGATAAGATTTCTTTTTTACCGGAAGAAGAGCGGTTTATGTTTAGAACAAATATCAAAGGCCTACCAAAATTTGATCAGTACGAATATTTGCGAGGACTGAAGAGCCCTGGAAACTTGATTAAAGATAAGTCATTTTTTATGACGCTTTATAACTCCGCAAAAGAGTTAAGTCCAGACTTATCTAGAGCAGAATTTAATGCAAATTATTATCAACCGGAGGCAAAGAGGGTTCTTCTGAACAAACCAGAAGTAGCCTTCTCTCCGGAGGCCCTCAGAAAAGAGGTAGAGGACGCAGTTATGAAAAAGATAGATTTGAATCCGGCCATAAGAGGCGGCTTTGTAGATGTAAGGCTGGATAAGTTGGCAGGCTATCTATACAACATAAAGCAGGAACAATACGCAAATTCAACTCTTCTTTTAAAGACTTCGGGAACTAACTATGAAGAGGAGTTAAGTAGAATGATTCCGCAGGGCAGTGGAGATATTTATGTCTTTGATATGGACGACACCTTGTTCTGGACTCCTGATTGGGCAGACCATGTTGCTTTAAGCGAAGAGAATGTTGCAGTAAGTGTATCAGAAGAGTATCCAATGATATTCGGAAAGGCAATCAGCCTTATAAATAAGATTAATTCAACTCCAGAAAATTACGTGCGAAAAAATAAAGATGGTACCATTAACGAGTCTTTGCTAGAAAGAGCAAGGGCATTTCTTCCATTTTCTTTGCGAAAGAAGATTGTCGACATCCCTGTATTAGGCAAAAAAAACCAAACAATATTTGTACTTACCGCAGGCAATGGAAGCGAGGTCTCTATTAATGATTATAAGGAACTATTTTCATCAAAAAACCAAAAACTTTTTGATATGCGAGCAAAGTATTATCCTAATGCAGTTGTAATTACTGGTGATCCGAATTTCTACAAAATACCAGAAACACTTGGAACGATTCCAAATGATGAGATTATCCCCATCTATAGAGAGCACGCTGCGAACTCTTATGTCCTAACTGCAAGAGAGGCCGCGCAGGGGATGTCAGAAGGAGTTATAAGCAGATTAGCCTCTCTGGGGCTTCCTGCTCCGCTAAAAGTTTTTACAAGACCTGCTGGCATGTCTGGTAGCGAATACAAAGGCTATGTAATAGGTGAGCTCGCAAAGCAGCCTAAAATCACAAGTATAACATTTTACGATGACAATAAAAGATATATAAATGGCATCCGCAAGATTTTGAGAGAAAACTATTTCGAATTTGAAGACAAAGTAACTCTAAATCTAGTAAGCATTGAGGCTAAACCGTAATGATAAAATCACTTAATGAAGTAAAAGATTTCATGAGAAAAGAATCTGTTGAAGAAGAAATGGCCGAAAGAATCGAGCGTCTGATCGAGAAGGTTTCTTCGAAAAAGAACAGGAAGCCTATTTATATTGCTGCTTTTCTAACAAATGAAGGTCAAAATGATTTGAAAAATTGGTGGGAATCAAACGTAAGAAAACCTTTGCACTCAAAATCTTTTATGCACCATATGACAATTAAGCTTAAGCCTTCAATGGAAGAAGTTTTAGCCCTATCTATCGGAGAAGAAGTAGGCCTTTCGATTGTAGGGTTTGGAGAAGATGAGCAAGGTCAGGCCGTAGCAATATCTACGCATATTCCTGTCGCTGCAAACATTCCGCATATTACTGTCTCTACAGCAGAAGGTGTAAGTCCAGTTTATTCGAATAAGCTTTTGGAAAATAATTTCAAAGAAATTAGTGGACCAACGCTTATGGCGCGAATAGGATATTGGAATGGAAAAGAGGCTAAATTCGACTATCCAGAGGTCAACGAGTAGGGCTGTTGAGTTATGAAGCTCTCTGTCGGCTCAAATCTAAAAGAATTTCTTTTCTTATCTCTAGAAAACTCCATTCAAGAACAAGAACTGTCTCTTCCTATTGAAATAAGGCATTATATCTTAGAGCTTCTGCTCTCAGTGAAGCTCTGTCTTCCTTTTGATGAACTGACTACTTTGTCAGAGACATATCTGGTTGCAAAAAGTAAAAAATATAATTTTCAAAAAATAAATTTTTACAAAAAACTAGGAGACGCAACCATAGTCAGAGCAGGACTATTCCCAGAAAGCCTTAATCGTAGCGTAGGGGCTGAATATTATAGAAATATGGGAATTTTAGGATATAAAGAGACATATATATATTCGAAAAATAAAATTTATGATAATTTATCAGCGAATTATGATATATGCATTGATGCGATACATGGGATTAATATCCTCTCAATAAAGAATGATGTTATAAAGCTTTATAACTTTTGGGAGAAAACAAATAGTAGAGCTGCAAAGAAAAGACTTGCAAAATTGGGGCTTGTGAATACGGGGGAGATAATAGAATGAAAAAAAACGAAAATTCTCAATGAAATTCTTTAAGGAACATCTTGAAGATATTGACGAATCTTATTTTAAGCATATGGTGTATGCTATAAGCTATAGCTTAAACCTTTTCCTAGCAGGAGCCTGCTGCATGCTTCACGCCTTTTTTCCATTTTTATGTAAAGAAATAACTTCTGACATCATTAGCAGTATAAATGAATCTATAAAATATAGGGGAGATGAACAGTAAACATGAATAAACCAAGTACAAATGTTGAGAGCAATGAACAGATATCGCCTCCTAAGTTATTAAACATTGTTTATGGACCGCATTCTACCTTGAAAACAAAAAGCGCCCCAGTAGAAGACCATGAATTTGGTGAGGCTTTGGATAATTTTACCAAACTTATGCAGATAACAATGGCCAGCTTAAGTGGCGCAGGGCTGGCCGCAGTTCAGGTTGGTCTTCTTAAAAGAATGTTTGTTGCAAATATTAAAGGCAATGAAATTGTGATGGTCAACCCAGAGATTATCGATTCATCAGAAGAAATGGTTGCAACCCAAGAAGGTTGCCTCTCTCTTCCCTTGTATCGTTTTGGAGCTACAAGGCATAAGACTATTACCGTTAAGTTTCAAGATACATTTGGAAATGAACTTGAAGAAGCCTATTCGGATGAAGAGGCTGTCGTTATTCAGCATGAAATGGAGCATTTAGACGGAATAACCCTTTTGGATAAAGTAAGCAGGCTTAAGCAGGACATATATAAAAGAAAATTCAAAAAGCTTAAGAAGAGAATGAGCAGGAAGCCTTTGGGCGGGTAAGCAAAAATGTCATTTGATAAATATTCAGACCAACATACCGTAAGAATTGGCGCTGCCACAGCAACATCTCCTGCTGCAGCAGGAGATTATCTTATAAACACGGAAAATGATTTAATCTTAGAAGCAAATAACAACCTAACAGTAAGATCTGATGATACAATTGTCATTCAATCTGGAAGCGGCAGCGCCAATCTTACTTCTAATTTAGCAAATGTTGTCATAACTGCAAATACAACCGCAACAATGCAGTCTTTGTCTGGAAATGTAAATTTGTTATCTGTATCCGGAGATATTGGTTTTACGGCATCTTCTGGTGACATTCTGGCCTCTTCGACTAATCTGGAGATAACGACATCTCAGGTTACATCTAATGTTCCAATTGATTGTACAGATGGAGATATAACTATTGCTAACGGAGATATGGTTATAAATGGAGATTTCATATACTCTCCCCTTAAGACAAGGCACATAAACTTACTGGGAACCAAGCTTAAGTCTCAATTGAGCACAGTTGTAACAAGCGATAAGACTGATGGATCGGGTGACCCATATTTAGAAATACCATTCGCTTCTCAATCGAACTATTTTGTCCTAGACCTAGGCGAAGTGCTTCCTCATGGTGTAACGATATATAGAATTCGTTTAGATGTGGAATTTGAAGCGACGACTGTTGGCACAAGAGATATAAGTGTAGATATATTTGAGTCAACTGGCTTTGGAGCCAGCTATAATAGTGTGGCGTCGGTTTCTAAAACGGGAATTTCAACTGGCCGAGGCACGCAATCATTTACTATACCGACCATTTCTCTCAACTCTGAGAGCAGCACAATGTATGCAAGATTTCTGCCTCAATGGGGCGTAACTGGAGCCTTGAATATTTACAAAATTGAAATAGGATATTTTGTTGATACGATTAACATCTAGCTTCTTGTATAGCGGTCTGCCACACAACTGCTAGCCCAGCTATTTGGCTTTAATTCACAGCCAAACCCTTGTGCCTCAAAGATTATCTTTAATTCTTTGCTAAATTTAGCAGTTTTATTATTACGAATATCAGTTCCTATATCTAGATGAACTGTTAGAACCTCATCAATCAAAGGATCTAATTCAAGGGCGGCCTCAAGGCTTGAGTGAGCTTCCAAGAGCATTCTGGATCTTAGCGTCGGATATCTTTTCGCCCCTAGTTTTCTTTTTATATAGAAGATCTGATTCTTTGTAATGCCGCGCTTGTAAAAACAAATAGAGGTTACTATAGAAATCTTTCCCTTGATAGCCTGAGAGTCTGTTCCTATATATACTCTCAATCCCTTGTCTTTTAATTCTCTCACTTTGTCCAAGAAATCTGCATATGAAATCTCTTCACCGCTAAAAATCCTAATAGAATTATCTTCTAGCATATTTAAAAAGAAACCTCCCTATTCTATATATAAAGTTATATTAATAACCTGAAATATTGTAGCATAGTAGACATGAAGAGCAAAGATCTGAAAACCGAAAGAGATCTCAAAATTTTCTTGGCCTCACTGGAGTCTGAGTGGAATAAGGTTTCAACGATGAAAAACAAGAAAATTCAGGCTAGAACTCTAGCAAAGCTTCGGTTTGAAATAAAAGATTTGCTTGATAGTTATGAGAGAACGCAAGACCGAAATTACTATAGGCTTTATGGAAAAGTAAAGAGATGGGTCTATACAATGGAAGGAAGACTTAGATGAGCAGGAAGAAGATTAAAAAAGAAATAAGTCAATCCGAAAGAAAGAAGTATCTAAGAACTATGATGGCGGACCTCGGAGTCACGTCCCTAAGGGATCTTCCCTCTGAGAATGCTAGAAAAAGTCTTCTCAAGGCCACGGAGCCGCGCCCATATGTTAAAAAGAGATTAAAGGATATGGGGTATGACTTTTCTTCGAATAATAATAAGAAATCACTTGGTACTAATTATAAGTCTCTTACGATAAAGGTCGCAGCCGCCTCTATGGATTCCGCCATAGATAATGCGATTAGGATAAGAAAGATAATAGGCACTCCGAATTATAGAAGAATTTTGAAAGATATCTTTCCCCCAAAATGGAAACGAAGTAGTACAGAGCAGACCTATTCCCAAAATATTTTATCAAAAATAGATTCAAATATATATTCAGAAAATCAGCTAGCTATCGATAAGGCTCTTCAGGACGTCTACTCTTATCTGTCTGACTATCATCAGAAGCGCTCTTCTCCAGAAGAGCTCAATGATTATTTGTTGGACAATAAAAATGTAATTTCAAAGGGGCATAGTTTCTCTGGGGATGTAAAGCTTCTTCAGAGAAAACTAGAGGCGTTAGGGTTTCTTTCTGCTGGCTATGCGGCTGGTGTTTATGGAAGCGAGACAGAGGCTGCAGTAAAAAAGGCTCAAATCGCCGCAGGGCTGCCTGCAACTGGCAACGTTGATTACGCTCTTTATATGAAACTTAAGAAGTCAAGTCTAAAGGCCAGCAGGCAGCCTGAGGCGGGCTCCAAAGCAGGGCCTGAAGTAGAGCATCAGACTCCAACCCTTAAGTCTGTTGAAAAAGGCTTTGGAAAAGACCTATCCTTTTTAAACTTCAGAAACCCAGGCGGTCTCACTGGAGTAAAGGAAGAAACTATTAAGTTTCTGCATATTCTAAATAGTCTTGCAAAAGAAGAGGGTAAAAAGATTACAATAACGTCTCTTTACAGAAGCTCTTATGACCAAGCCAGAGTGATGCTAAAGAACTATAACGCTAGAGGGGCCGGAAGCCGTAGGGCAGCGAATTATCTAAAGAAGCTATACAGAAGATATCCGAGTGTAAGTGAGATTATTGAAATTTTTGCTAGCAAAAAGGATCAAGAGTCAAAGAGGAAGCAGGCAGCTAGAGTTATAAAGAGAACTTGGCCAAAAGTAGGGCATCTTAGTGGAAAATCTGTCGATATTATTCCGCGAGATGAAAAGGTTAGAGAAATTCTTCGTAAGTCACAGAGCTTTGCTGAGGTAAACATACTTGATGAAGGCAATCACTTTCATGCAACAGTAAAATCTCTGAGGCCCGGAGGAACTACTGGAGTCCTTAATGCCTAGATGTGTGTGTTTATCTTTGCCATACTTTTAGGAAAGCCGGTAAGCTTTTCTAGATAAAGCCTTAGTGTAAAGGGAGTGTTTCCTGGAGCATCATATCTTATTGTTCCTGTAAACCCAGAGGTTACTTCGCAATTTATCTCTACCGTGCTTACCCCGCGCCCAAGAGTCATAAATACATCTTCTGATCCGCTCCAAATCAGATTTACACCTTCCTCTTCTCCAGACACAGACGCTATGATCTTGCTTATTCTAACATTGTGAACAGAGTCAGTATCAGATGAGCCTGAGAGAGTTGAGGTATCTAGGATGTCTCCAGACTCTCCTCCTATTGTTCCTGTGCTAACAAATTCTACAGTCGCAGTTTGTGCTCCATCTGCTAAAAGTCTGTTTATCGATTCTGGCATATCCTATTCTTCCTCTAGATATTTGCACAATATTAGTAAAAAATCTCTAATATCATTCTCTTGAATATTTAATATTAAAAATGATTCAAAATTAATAGTTTGCAAGTGATTAAAAATTAAATCACTTAATAAATATATATTTATATGATATAAATCCCGTTGCAAAGGCAGAACTCGATTCAAAAATATTTATATTTGAGAGGGAATATGCAAAAGATTATCTTCATAATGACAGCCATACTTGGCCTTTTGGGCTGCAGTGAAACCTTTATTTATCAAATTCCGGAAGTTCCAAAGCCCGAAATAGAAGTAACTCCACTAGAATACTTCTTTGACGAAATATCTGTCGGAGAGAATTCTATTGAGACATTTACGATATCCAATATAGGCGATGCGCCACTCTCTGTTTTTGATATAAGGTTGTCCAATAGTAACGGAACATTTTTATTAGATTCAGAAATAGATATTATATATCCGGACGAAAGTGCTGATTTTTATGTAATTTACAATCCTATTACATACGAAGAAAATAACAATGTTATAAATATCTTGTCGAATGATTTCGATGAAGCTTTAATCCAGATTCTAATATCAGGCCGAGGAAACTCTCCCGTTATAGATATCAGTCCATGGGAATATCAATTTCCAGAAACAAGTGTAGGATGTGAAAGTGAAAAAGTCATTATGATAAGTAATGTTGGGAGTCTAGATTTAATTATAGACAACATCCTTTATACTTCGAATGTTCCTTCTGACTTTTATCCTGAAAGCTTTTATAATATAGGCGGAAACTTTCCGTGGACTATAGCTCCCGGAGATCACATAGCAGTTCCAATATCTTATATCCCAGAGGATACTTTAAGCGATAATGGATTTCTCAAGGTGTACTCTAATGATCTGGCTAGGCCTGAAGCGATAGCCGGGCAGACAGGATCTGGAGTCTATGAGGAATTTGTAACGGAAACCTTTTCTCAAGACGGAACATCTGATGTTGATATTATGTTTGTAATTGATAATTCTTGCTCTATGCAATCAAATCAAATTAATTTTAAAGATAACTTTAATTCTTTTATCAACGCATTCTATGGAGCAGGAATTGACTACCAGATTGGTTTTATTACAACTGATAGCTCAACTCTATCTTTGAATTCTATAGTCTCAAACCTGTCTGCAGACCCAATTGCAGAGGTCAATGATATAATTGATATAATTTCAATATCTGGTTCGAGCCATGAACAGGGGATTTTGCAGACGTACTTAGCAACACAGCCAGGAGAGTGGGCGGGTGTAGGCGGTTCATTTTTGAGAGTAGACGCAAGGCTCGTTGTTATATACCTCTCAGACGAGCCTGATCACTCTGGATCGATAGTTACCACTTCTCAGGCTGCAAATCATCTGTTATCTTTAAAGGGCTCTTTGTCGATGGTCACTGCACATGCTGTAGCTGGAGACTTTCCGAATGGATGTACAGCAAATGGCGGAGCAGAATTTGGTGATGGTTATTATGATCTAGTAAACAATTTAAGTGGCACATTTTTATCAATATGCACATCTGATTGGGGAATCCAAATGGATGCATTAGCAAGAAGCTCTATACTTTCGAATAGTTTCCCTCTATCCAATACGCCTGTAGAGGCTTCGATTGAAGCATACATTGATGGCGTTTTAGATTATAATTGGACCTTTGAAGAATCTACGAATTCTGTCATATTCAGTACCCCTCCTTCCGAGGGCAGTCAGATCGAAATATCTTACTCAAGATACAACGAATGCAATTAGGTTCGTCAGTTATAATGAACAATAATGTACACATAATTCATAAAGGAGTTTATAGTGGATAACAGTAGTTTGAAAAAAATAAAAGAACTTCACGAAATACTTGTAGCCGAAGACGCCCTCATCAGAAAGAATGCAGATTCTTTGGCTCCAGTTGTAAGACAGGTTGCCAAAGCGATAAGATGCTTGTCAGCAGCGGATTCCTGCCCTAAAGATTGTATCGAAAGTGCGCTGGATAGCCTTAAGCAAGTTTCTTCTATTATAGGCGATGAAAAAGTTTCTTCTATATTAAATGAATAGGGAGGTTTATCATGCCTGATGATAATCAAAATAATTGGAGTGAATACTCCAAGCTAGTTCTAAAAGAATTGGAAACACTAGGCAGCGGAATAGGAAGCCTGCAGAATGAGCTACAGGCTCTGAGAGATGGCGTTTCAAGGCTTCAGTCTAATGAGTCAAAGGTTGATGAGATAAAAGAGTGGAAAAATAAAGTCAATGAAGTAAGCTCCCCTACCCAAATGAAAGAGCTTGTAAAAAAAGTTGATGACCTAAATGCCTTTAGAATTAAGGCCACTGGAATCTTTATCGCAGTGCAATTTATAATGGCCATCATTGCATTCGCAATGAAACTTACGGGATAAAAGAAGGAATATTAAATGAGAAAAAATATAGTTATAGCTGTTATCTCTTTTGTGGTCGGGGCAGCTCTCGTCTTGGGCATAGGCAGGTGTAATAGGCCTTTTATTCCAGAGGATAATCCCGAATATACTTACAAGGCAGAAAAGGCATCCTTAAATATAGAAGAGGCTAATACGAGAAGGGCTACAATAAAAATATTTACCCCGTCTGGAGGGCATGGCTCAGGCTCCCTGTATTATTATAAAGATAAGTTTATTGTGCTTACTGCAGGCCATGTTGTAGAGGAAGAAGGCCTCTATGTTCTTGTGGACAAATGGGGCGAAGAAAGATTCGGAAGTCTAATCTATACAGATTCAAAGCATGATTTCGCCGTTATCTCAACAACCGAATTTTCAAAAACTAGACCACTATGGCTGAAGCTTCCTCCTTATGATATTAGAAAAAATATTGATCGAGGCTTAATTTTTTCAGGATATCCTTCCAGCCTTCCGCTATTAACAACTCGCGGAAAAGCCGCAGGCTTCCGAGGAGAAGTTCTGTATATGCACTCTGCAGCTTGGATGGGTTCGTCTGGATCAAATGTTTTTGATCATTCTGGTAATTTTATAGGAATACTATATGGCGTTAGCATAGGGCAGTTTGCCGGACTTCCAGCTCTCATGGAGGATATGATATGGGTGACTCCACATTATGCATTAGACTGGAGAGCTATTAATAAAGCTATAAAAGAACGAGGATAACATGGATTTAAAGAAAAGACTGATTCTACTATCTGATAAGCTTGACAGGGCAGGCTTAACTGCCGAAGCAAACATAATCGACATGACTGTAAAGGTTGCTATGAACTCAGGGCTTGCAACGGTATTAGAGGAAACATTCATTGATGATAATGATCATCAAATTGAAGAAACAGAAAATGGCTCTTGAGGATTTAAGTAGGATAAGTTTATCCTTAATCTTTGGCAGTTAACAGAAATATAAATGAAAGAGTTCTTCAAAAATTTATGGTTAATACTTGCGGGTCTTAATGTTGGCTTGTTTCTTTTTAGCATAGCTTTTCAGCAGTATGATATCGCAGTTATAAATATGCTTTCAGTCATATGCTTTTTGACAGGATATTCAATTGCAAGTGACAAAGAAGAGCTCTCAGAAAAATTAGAAAAATTAAAGGATAGAAAATAAAATGTTAAAAGAATTAATTAGTGTTGCTACCTCCCTAGATGAAAAGGGATTTCAAAAAGAAGCAGATGCTCTGGATGTAATCATAACAAAAATGGCCGAAGACTTTGGGTCATTTGATACTGATCCACAGTCCGAAGAATACTTCGACTATGAAGACCAAGATCAAGTAGAACGCCTCATGGGCTCTGAGGCCGACGCTGAGCTGCTTTCAGACCTTATTGTAGGTGGAGGTCCAGTTACGGGCAAAGGCGCCGCAGATCTCAAGCAGCGGCTTCTCAGCGTCCTATTAAAAGATGAGTTCACCCCTTTAACAGAAAAAATCCTAAAAGTTCTGGACGGCCAAGAATAAACAAGGAAATAAAATAAAATAAATCCAAAGCAAAAAGGCCCCTCAGGGGCCTTTTCTTTTTGGGGCAAACCCACAACCCAAGGCATATAATTTATACGCAAAAAAGAAAAAGCCCAATTCCAAAAGAAAAAGCACCAATTCCCCCACAAAAGTCAAAGAGAAATCTAACAAAAGTTTTCCAATTCCCCCGAAGCAGAAACAAAGATTTTTCTAAGAAGAGTCAAAGCAGATGAAAACCAAAGGAAAATCCCTCCCAAAATTTTTACGAAGAATACTCCGAAGATCTTCCCGACCCAAAGCAGGCAAAATCAAGCGAAAGAATCCTTTTGTTTTCGGGTGTGTTCTTTGATAAGATATATTTGAGTACTTGGTTTAGAAAAGACCCTCCAGAATAAGCTATACCTAAGGTTAAATAAAATAACCTACTAGATAAAGAAACTGCTCTCTCCCTCTCTCTCTCTCTCTTAAGTTTACATACACATAGAAAACAAAAAGATATCTTCTTTAAGCCAGAAACTGCTTTCGCGGTAGCTCTGCATATAACCACGGCAATCCGCAGCAATCCACAACCATTGTTTTTAAGCGAAAAACAGTTATCACGGTGGCTCTGTATATAACCGCAGCAATCCGCAGCAATCCGCAACCATTGTTTTTAAGCTAAAAACTGCTTTCGCGGTGGCACGCGGCGTGCCAACACGCAAGGCTCCCAGGGTAACATATAAATATATATTTCTGCGATTGCCCGATACGTTGGCACGATTCTCCGGGTGCAAAAAAGTTACGATAAAACAGTCCTACTCTATATCTAAGTGCAAGCGGGGCAAAAGAAACACTGACTCCCCGCAAGAAAGGCTGAGACAATGGCGAAGAACGCATTTGAGACCGAGGCTTCCTGCATTGCTTTCGAGCAGACCAACGGCGCAGCCCTCGACCCGCGCGACGCCCACGGGGCCATCCGGTTGTGGATGGGTGACAGCGCCGACCGCCTGCCGCCCGCGAAGGACGGCATCTGCAAGAAGGGTGGGGTCGACCGCTTGGGCCGGCCGCTCCAGAAGGGCCGCGGGCACGGCGTGTTCGACATGGTGCTGCCCTGGAAGTCCCCCTGCGGAACCATCGTGGAAATGGTGCCCGTGTCCCTCAAGGGCAGCAAGGGCAACGGCTACGGCAACCGCGACCTGACGATGTACGACGAGGTAGTTATCGACCACGCCGAGGCGGGCCGCGCCCTCTGGGTCTTCCTGCTCCGCGAGGAGGCCGGAACCCTCCTCATGCGGCGCGTGGACGCCTCGCGGGTCATCCGCGAGGGCACCGAGGGTCACCACTGGTTCGTCCGGCAGGACAACCGGAAGGTCGGGGAGCGGGTCTACGAGTACACCCGCCTCCGCATCGAATGGAGCCGGGTCGCGAAGGACGCGGGCCACCTGTTCGCGGACGCGGACTGGACCCCCTTCCGGGCCAGCCTGGACACCGATCGCCCCTGGTAAGGGCAAGTCGGGCACCCCCGAGGAGCCCCGGAGCCTTTCGGCTCCGGGGCTTTTTCGTGTCAATTTTTTGCCCGGCTGCGTGCGAGTGTACGCAAGGAGTGTGCCAACTTTTCGCAGTAAAGTCTTCTCTTTCGTGCCAGGGCCTCTGGGCAAAAGATTTTCATGCCAATTTGGCATGATGTGTGCATACGCTCAAATTTCGCAGATTTGTTTTTTTTGTTCCCTAGGGAATAAATTAAACTTTCCGAAGCTCTTTTTTTTGCCTTGAAATAAACTGGCACATTTCTTGCACATGCACGTATGGTGCCAGTTTATGTACATGCTTTGGCACACTTTATGCAGACGATCCTACGGCTGGCACACTTGGGCAAAAGATTTGCATTTCTAGGCTGGCACGTATGGGCATGTAACTTGCATATGCACAGCGCGTGCCAAGGTGAAATAAAGTTTTCAAAAGAAAAAGAATAGGTGGCACGCTTCGTGCATCGGACGCACACACGCGCTTGGGCAAAAGCTGGACATAAATATCTCTGCGGAACAGTCTTCCACTATATCTAAGCGTAAGAGGGAATGACCCCGACTACCACAAAAGAGGTTTCTTGAAAATGGACAATCCCTATGAGGCGCTGCGAAAGGCGCTTTACGTCGAATTCGCAAAGAAGCTGTTTCCGAAGGGCACCTACGAGGGTCAGCCGGAAGTCTCCAAGATTCAGCTGATCAAGGCTTACCGCGATGCGAAGCCCGAGACAACGCTGCGGGAAGCCAAGGATGCGGTTGACGCCATGCTGGCCCCGCCGCCCGCCGAGGAGTCGAGGGCGAAGTTCGCAACCTACAGGGTTGAGGCCGGATGGGGACACGAATACCTTGTGGCGTGGACGATGGATTCCGCCATAAAGATGGCGTGGGAAAACTACTGCAAGGCCGAAGACTCGCAGGTCTCCTTCCGGGATTTCCGCATCTTCGCGAAGGTGGAGCGGGTTCCCTCCCCCTAGGGAATCTCCCCTTGAAATCCCCCGGTCCGAAAGGACCGGGGGATTTGCCGCTTTTAAATGTCAAGTTTTTGCCCGGGACCCGGGGGGCGGAAGCTGCAAGGCTCGTGCCAAGTCTGGATCCTGCGCAAATTTCTTGCATCCGCCTGGGCAAAAAATTTACAGAGTATATGCGTGTGCGTTGGCACGAGACTTGCAAGTGCAAAGTCTGTGCCGGAAGTCTTTTCGCTTCTTGATAAGATATTTCTGGGCAAAAGATTTACACTTCCAAATTTGTTTTCGGTTGCTTTGGACTGGCACAAATCGTGCATAAGTGCGTGAGGCTAGTGACTTCGGGCAAAAACTGCACAGAAAAAATTACGATAAAACAGTCCTCCACTATATCTAAGCGTAAGAGGGAATGACCCCGACTACCACAAAAGAGGTTTCTTACCATGTCCGACCGCATCAGCAACAACGTTTTCGCCTCCAACGACTTCTCCTTCGGCCTCGCCTGCGAGCGGGCCGGCATCCCCACCACCGGACGGCAGGCGGGCAAGTACCGTCGCGGGATGGGGCAGGCGTGGGCCTCCCGCCCGACCGCCGTGGACCTGGGCAAGCTGACGGTGCCGAAGCTCCGCGAGGCGGCCCAGCGGTCGGGCATCGCGGTCCCCTCCCGCGCCCGGAAGGCGGACGTCATCGCTGCCCTGCTGGGCGAGTAGCCCTCGCCCCCCTGCCCCCTTGGCTTCGGCCAAGGGGGCTTTGTGGGTGCAAGCTGAAGCTGAGACTTGCAATACTTTTGCCCCAGGAGAAATGAAATGCCGACGAGCCCTTACTCTGACTTCATCGGGACGACGATTCTTGACGTGAATCACGGAAAGAATGTTATCTCCTTCGTGACCGACCGTGGAACCTGGGTGATGCAGCACTGGCAGGATTGCTGCGAGGACGTGTACATCGAGGACGTGAACGGAGACCTCTCCAGCCTCATCGGCGGGCAAGTCGTCGTCGCGGAGGCACGCTCAAGCGGACTCAACCCGGACGACCCCGAGGCGGAAACCTATGAGGATTTCTTGTGCGTGTGGACCTTCTACACGATTCGGACCACGCGCGGGGACGTGACCATTCGTTGGTACGGAGAAAGCAACGGCTATTACGCGGTCGATGTAGACTTCGACCGCGAAGAATAGCGGCCAACCGAAAGCCTTTTGCCCCGGGAAGCCCCCGGGGCATTTGGTCGCATGTAATGTCAAGTTTTTGCCCGGGGTGCAACTGCGCGCTTGTGCATGCTGGCACACTTTGTGCATATGGTCACATCTGCTACTGTTCGGGCAAAAGTTTAACATCTTTTTCGGCATAGTTTTTGCACTTGCATTTTTCATGCCAAAGCTTCGGGCTGATTAATATCCTTGAAAAATTGATTGGCATAGTTTTTGCAGCTCAACCATCGGGGCAAAAACTTGACACAAAAGAACAAAAGAGGCCGCCCCTTCCCGGGGCGGTTTCTGCGTTAGCAGCGAATCTTTTGTTGCGTGCCAGAGTCCAGGCGCCTTGGCACGCTTTTTGTAATCCCTTTTGTCTCGCTCTTTCGTAGCCTTTGACTTGACAGCGCCGCTTTTTGAATGTGGAACAGGAGGAGTCTAACTCGTTGCAGACTGGCTTACTAGTATTGCCAGCCTATCGTGATAGCCCTTCGTCGTCCCTTTTGCTTTGCCGTTTGTCTCTTGCTCTCGCCTAGATATAGTGGAGGACTGTTTTGCCGTAATTTTTTTTAGGTTCGGATGGGCAAAAGATTTACCTTGCAAGATTTGCGCCAATTAGGGCAATCAAAGTAGATTTGTTTTTGTTAAGATTTTGCCCAGATTAGAAGATCTCCTACAAGGAGATGCTAAAAAGGATTGGCACGGAATTTGATTCGGGGCTTTGGGCAAAAACTGGACATAAAAATCACTGTGGAACAGTCCTCCACTATATCTAGGCGTAAGAGGGAATGTCTCCCTCGGAGAAAATGAAAATGTTTGATTCACTTTCGGATGCCCAGGTGGCGTGGCTCGCAAACAAGTTGGCGAAGGAGGCGAAGGAGCGCCGTGCCGACCTCGCGCCCGGAGAGTACCAGACGGGGGAAATCTCCCTGACGGTTCCGGGCGGAACGGTCAAGGTCGGTGATGATGGAGACAAGACGCCCACGGTGTCGGTGCCTCTGCTGTCCGTCCTGACCATCGCCTTGCATCGGGCGGGATTCCAGCGCAAGGGGATTCTGGACCTCGTGGTGGAGGCTGCGACCACGGCAATCAACGACGGCAATCAGGTCGGGACCGAACTCGATACGACGGCGATGTACGTCGAAAACGAGATGAAGGCCCTCAAGGCTCGGTTTGCCGCCGACCTCCCGCGAACGTTCGTGCGCGGCAAGGTCACGGTCAAGTAGGAGAGAAGATGCAAAAAGACTGTTTCAATTGCAAGAATGACAAGCCTCTTCCGCGAGGAGGGTTTGCTTGCAGAGAGTCGTCCGATGGTGTGGTCGCTATGTGGCGTATTCGTCACGGGCGGCCCCCGGCTGGCAAGGATTCTCATCGAAAGATGGAGCACTGCCCCTCGTACAAGGGACACACGCACGGGTGAGGGCTGAGGCGGCTGGAGTTTTTTCAGCCGCCTCTTTCCCCGGGTGTACGTCACTGACTTACCTCAATATTGCTTTCTTCAAGGAAAAAAATGAAGATTACCCTTTTTTCGTCAGAGCCCTTGCATTTCAGTGAGGAAGATGATGGGTGCGCGCACATCGCCGTGTGTGATGGTCCCGTTACGACTGATGTAGATGTTCCTGCGCCCGCCTCCGACGACCTTGGACTGTTCGTAAAGATTCAGTCTTGGTCGGAGTATCTTCTCGGAGACCCCGACGATTACGGCCATGCGCTTACAGCCTTGCTCCAAGGAAAGAGGGTAAAGGTCACAATCGAAACGGTTGATTAACCTTTCGGGCAAAGGTCCGCCCTTCGGGGCAAAAGATTTACAGAGACAATCTTTTGCCCTGCGCCTGCAAGGACTGTGCCAAGTGTTCATGCACACATACGCCCTTGAAAAATAAGTTGGCACGGTTCTTGTAGGGGAGACTCACATAACTTCTTGGGCAAAAGCTGGACATAAATATCTCTGCGGATTAGTCCTCCACTATATCTAGGTGTAAGAAGGAGAAAAGAAGATGGCAAAGTCGATTCGTGAAACCGAAGTCGAAATCGCGGAAGCTCTCATCGAGGCAATCGAGAATGCCGAGGATGGTGGAAAGTGGGTCATGCCCTGGGATTCCTCCAATGGAATCCCCACGAACGCCACGACGAATCGCGCCTACAGCGGCGGATTCAATTACTTCGTCCTGATGATGGGCGGTCTGAGGTTCGGTGACAACCGCTGGGCGGGGGCCTCTCAATGGAAGAAGGCCAAGAACCTCGTCCGAAAGGACGAAAAGGGAACCGGGATTTATTTCCCGCGATTCAAGTGCGCGAAGTGTCAGGCCCCGGTGGGCTGGGGCAAGAAGTGCAAGAGGGGCCACCCGGTCGTCAAGGCTGCGGACAAGACGTTTTCCGGCTGGGGCTCCAGCTACGTTTTCAACAATCAGCAGACTCAGAACCCTCTGCCCTCCGCTGAGGCCCGGAACGTGGACCCGAGTGTGGGATTTGAGGCGGCGGCAGAAATCGTCGCAAAGATGGGCGCAGACATTCGGCACGGTGGAAGCCAAGCCTTCTACAGCGTGAAAAAGGATTACATTCAGCTTCCCGAAGCGGGGGCTTTCAAGGAGACTGCGGACTACTGGGCGACGAACCTGCACGAGCACGCACATTGGACCGGAGCAAAGAGCCGTCTGAACCGCGATGGAATCGTGAACTTCACGTCCTTCGGAACTGCCGACTATGCCTATGAGGAACTGGTGGCGGAAATGGGAAGTGCGTTCGTGTGTAAGCACATCGGCGTCGAGCGAGAAGGCCTGTTCGATAACCACGTTGCATACCTCTCCCATTGGAAGAAGAAGCTGCGGGAGGAGCCGGGAGTCGTGCGGAAGGCTGCGAACGAAGCTGGGGCAGTTATGAGGTTTTTGCTCAAGTAAGGGGCTTTGAATCTTTTGCCCGCGTCTCAATAACTTGCAATCACTGAAATTTACAAAGGAGGTATATATGACTATCTATCAGTACTGGCGTAAAGTAAGCGTCCTCCTGAAAAGCAACCCTGAACTCCGGCCCGGACAGGCGGCATACAACACGCTGTGCCGGTGCAGGCCGGAGCTTGCAAAGCGGGTTCAAGGCAGCCCGATGGACCCCTTCTATGAGGAGTTCAAGGGGCAGCGATACTACGCCTTCAAGAAGTACGTCGAAAGGCACTGGTAAGGATATTTCGCGACCTCCTTATGGGAGAGGTACGCGCGTACACTTGGGAGCGGTCATGAAGTTTCTGCTCAAGCAAGGGATTTTAAAACTTTTGCCCGAGAAGGCAATGGAAGGGAATGAAATGAAAGAAACGACTTGCATGGTCATCGGTCAAACGATGAGGGTTTCCCCCTCTGCAAAGGGACCTGTGGTTGCCTTTACTCTGAATCGAGACAGGGGGTTCAAGCCTCAGGTCATTTTGGCTTCTGAATTTCAGGCCTACATCGACTCGTTGGACGCGCGTGCGACTGAGCTTGGAATTCCTGAGAATGAAAAGGAAGAGGTGGCCCGATTGCTTCAAAGCACTGTGGGGCGAATCAATCGGGCAGTTGCACGGCTGACCTGAGTAACCAAGAAAGGTGGGAGCCTCCCACCTTTCTTGTGCTCTTAAGTGTCAATTTTTTGCCCCGGAGATACGTGCGTATGCAGAATTCGTGCCAATATCCAGAAAATAAGTTGGCATGATTTTTGCAGGAGAAATACGCACGCACACTCGGGCAAAAGTTAGACACAAATATCGCTGCGGAACAGTCTTTCACTATATCTAGGTGAAGGAGAGAGAAAATGTTTTCTGTAATTTCCCTTTTCGATGGCGGCCCCGGTGGAGTCGGTTATTACGTCCTGACTCCCGAAGGTGCCTTGTCCAAGGTCTTCGACTGCCCGAAGGACGCGGAGATTTGCTGCGCCCTGTTGAACCTCTCTTTGAACGCCACTCCAATCGAGGAATAACCTGGGGCCTGGGGTTCGCCCCAGCCTTTGGGCAAAAATTTTACAAAAATAAAGTTGCCAGCCGCAAGGGCTGGACTATATATTCTTAACAACCAAGGATTACGCTTTACTTCTTCCATCCAATTCGAACATGCCGGGCGAGGTATCGAAAGAACTCATAGGTTCCGATTGAAAATGCCGCGTAAAGAAAAAACTCCAAAGGAGTGCTGAGAACGACGTTCATTAATCTTCCCTTACCTTTTTCCTACAGGCCGTTTTGCTTCGACGCTTCTTTTCGTCGCCGTGGCTTCCGGCTCCATTTCGGAGAATCATGGCGAGAACAATTTTGTTCCGAGTCTTGACCGTGGGACCCTTGCCTTGCATGGCGAGTTTTTCGGCCCGCTTTGCCTGGCGCGCTTTACGGCGACGGGCTGCGGATTTTGACTTCGCCATTTTCTCTTCTCCTTCTTACGCCTAGATATAGTAGAAGACTGTTTAGCCGTGATTTTTTTCCAACTCAGCGGGGCAAAAATCTAACAAATTCTGGGCAAAACCTTAACGGAACCAAATTTGCTTCGGTTGCAAATCGAAAATCCAACTCAGCGTAATTTGCATGGTACTTCGGCCAAAAGATTCACATTGGAGCTTGGCATGAAAATTGTATTTGCAAGAATGATGCCAAGAAAAACCGTGCCAGCTTTCGGTGCGGGAAAAGGATTTCTGACTTGGCATGATTTTTGGCGGAAGATGATTGGCGTTTCGGGCAAAAGCTGGACATAAAAATCACTGCGGAACAGTCCTCCACTATATCTAAGCGTAGGAAAGAGCAGAGCGGGAAAAGCTGAGTTAGAAAAAAACTACGGCAAAACAGTCCTGCACTATATTTAGACGAGAGAAGAGACCGGGGCGAACAAGGCACGAAGTTTTTTCGGGCTACCTTGCTCCAAACCATGTCGGCGCGGCATCGACTTTCAAAAATTGCCGTTGGAGAGAATGACCATGACGAACATCTTTGAGACCGAGCACACCGAGAGCCCCCTCCAGACCATCCGAGAGACCATGAGTGTTTCGACCGATGACAACGGCACCGCCCTGGTGTCCTTCGCGACCAACCGCGGGAAGGGTTCCGGCGCTCAGTCGATGCCCGTTTCGGAGTTCGGAGACTACGTTTCCGCCCTGGAGGAGATTGCCGCTTCGGGCATCCCCGAGGCTTCCGAGGCCCGTCTGTCGGCGGCTGAGTCGCTGCGCCAGACCGTGAAGCAGGAGGACGGCATCGTGTCCTTCCGGGTCCGTTCGGGCAAGGGTGCGAAGCCTGCGAAGGTTCCGGCCGGCGACCTGGGCGACGTGGCGAGCCTCCTGCGCTCGACCGTGGATGCCGTCGAGGCGGCGGGCTTGAAGCTGGCCCCGCCCGCTCCCGAGGCTGACGAGGCTGACGAGGACGAGGGTTCCAACGAGGACAACGAGTAATCCGAACAGGGACGAGGGGGCGCGTGCGCGCCCCCTCGATTCCCGCTGCTAAATGTAAAGTTTTTGCCCGCGGTGGGGCTTGCTCTGCGAAAATCATGCCAGATAGCTTTCTGTGGTTAAACATATACGCGCGAGCGTCTGGCATGATTTTCGCAGAGGTTAAGTTTTTGCCCCGCTGAGTTGAGAAAAAATTACGGTAAAACGGTCCTCCACTATATCTAGACGTAAGAAGGGCCGGCTAAGGAGAAGTAATGTTTAAGAAGGCTAACGTATGGAAAAGGCGGCGATGACTGTCCGCTACGATGGAAACCTCTGGGAGCATTCACGGGTGCGGATTGCCCTCAACCGACGAGCCGCCGCCCTTGCATGGGCGGCTTTAGGGGGCGACCTGCCACCCCTCCAGCCCTGCGTTGATGAAGTCATCCGATGGCTCTGCCGCGACCTCGACACCATCGCCCGCCTGCTCGCGCACCTACTAGAGTTAGGGCCGTTCGCGGAGACACCGTGGCCGAAGGGTTGGTCGGCGCCGATGCTTGTCCTACACAGTGTGTTCCGAGGCGTCGTTCCACCTGACGCGACGTGGGAGCTGCGTACGGGGGCCAAGATGCGAACCGCAAACAGACTCTTTGCTGATGCGGCATTTGGGACTGGTTACCGCGGTCGCTGTGAACAGAGTCTCGCAGAGGGTGGCTGTCTGCTCGTCGCGGTACCCGCCAAGTTGCCCGATACCCAAGAGCAGGCGCTTGAGGCCGTGACCGAGGTAGTACGGTGGATGCTGGCGAGTGACAAGGAAAAATCACGGTAAAACGGTCCTCCACTATATCTAGGCGTAAGAAGGAGAGAGAATGGAACTGACTTCGGGCCAGAGCCCCTTTCCGAGCTGGACTCTCTGCGGCGAGATTTGGAGGACGTGTGCATGAGCGTCTTTGAAGTTTTTGTAAGATGTGACCACTGTGGACGCTTATACAATCAGTCGTGCGTGTGCTACCACTGTGGAAAGGGTTAAAAATGTTTTCTCCTGATGAAAAGGCCGCCGAAAAGGCGGGCAAAGACGCGCACACAAGCGGAATGAGCAGAGATAGGAATCCGCATCAGCCAAAGACAATGCTTTGGATGTGTTGGAATCTTGGTTGGGACCTTTCTCGAAAAAGAGAAATTCAAGCTTTGGAAGGAATTTATCATGGATATTCAGGGCTTTAGAGAAGCGGCAGAAGAAGGAATGCTCAAGAGGTCTATTAAGGGGCCTTTTGAGCTTTTCAATTACACTCAAAAGGCAACGGTTGCGGGCGCGTGGACGCCTGTAACGATGGAGGCTCGCGGGGTTGTTTTTCAGGACGGTCAAATCGTTTGTCGTCCAATGAGAAAGTTTTTCAATCCGCATGAAACTGGGGCAGGTGAAGTTTTTGCCCCGAATCTGGCGCTCGTCAAGCTGGACGGAACCCTGATTAACGTCTGGTTCGACTTGAGCGGAAACATGCATGTTTCCACACGCGGAAGCCTTGAGAACGAATACATCGACGGAGCATGGAAGATTATTCGGGAAAGAAATCTTGAAGAAATGCTCTCTATGCACCATGATGTGACGTGGAGCTTTGAATATACTTACCCTCAGAGTCGCTTTTCAAATCCCAGCGTAATTCCGCATGACAAGGAGAGGCTTACTCTTTTGAATATGCGTATGCGTGATGGAGAGGAGATAGATGCCGCTATGATTCCCGAATACAATTCGGTAATCTATGCTGACTCAAGCCATTACTATGACCTAGCTGTGTCGGATAGTGGCGAAGGTTTGGCAGAACGAATGGCTGGACTTGCCAAGGTTTTGCCCTGGCGGGATGAGGGATGGGTTTTGTCGGTTTTTGACGAAGGAAGGAATCACCGAATCAAGGTAAAAGGAAATCAGTATGTTGCAATGCACCGAGTCATTCATGGACTGAGGGGTCGAGCCGTTGCCGATGCTTGGTATGCAGAAATGCAGGAAGAATTGGCAGAAATGCTTTACGAGCCTCATTCGTCTATTCTCTTGGAGAATTTCTCTGAGTATGACCGTGAGTATGCCCGCGCGCAAGATGTGGTGCACGAATGGGTTTCTGGTTATGCAAAGATTGCGGACATTGAAAATCGAAAGGACTTTGTAATCCAGGCTCAAAAGGAAATCCCTGAGTATTGGCAGCTTGCTATTACTGAGCAGTTTTCAAATAAGGAGCCGGATTACAAGCTCTTTGTTGTAAAGAAGATTACGGGAAAGAATCCCAGGGCTTGGAGTCTGCCAACAACAGATGACGTTGCCCCTGAATGATGGAGTATAATCTGATTCTATAATAAACGCTTTATTATAGAATCTTAATTTAATTGGAACTGAAGATTGGGTGATGGAAGCTTCGGGTCTATCCAAGGGTTCTGTTATTGATATGGTGAAAGAGTTTAGTGTAAGAAAGCCTAGTCAACTAGAGGCTCCGCTGCCGTTTGACCCTCCAAGGGATCTGTTTCCAAGTGTTCCGGTCTTCGGAACACTCTCCGAGGACTAATGAAAAGGAAGGGCCGAGATATCTCGGCCCTTCCTTTTGGGCAAAAACTTCACAGGATCTTCGGGCAAAAACTTAACATTAAAGCTTGGCACGCGGCTTGCATTAGCAAGAAGGATGCCAGATAAAAAACCATGCCATGATGGCGGGCAATTTTAGTTACTTCAAGTTGGCACGGCGCTTGACTGGAGGGCGAGAGGCTTATTGCAATAAAACGTAATACAATCCAGCCCTGTACTATATTAAAGTGTCAGCTAGTAAAGAGAAGTCAGGGATGCCGGAGGTTCAAATGGTTTCCATTGAATTTGAGAAGAATCGATATCAGCTTACTCCTAGCGGAGTTTGGATTGGAACTGGAGGCCCGAATGGTGGGCGTTATCCCGGCTTGTATTGTGCCGCTCCGATGGTTATTTGGCCTGAACTGATTTCGGCAGCAATTACTCAGGGCTATGAAAAGTCTGACTTGGCTCGCGAAGTTCCGAAGAAGGCTGCAAAGTCTTCGGCAAAGAAGGCTTATAAGAAGCCTGCGAATTCAATCTCTATCTTTTAATTCTAGAATAATCTTCTCGGAGAAATAAAATGGCAAAGCGTAATGTTGATGATGCGGTTGAGGCGTTTCTTAATGGCGGAGGAAAGGTGGTTCGCCTTCAGTATGCTTCGGAAAAGGAAGTGAGGAAGGCAAGTCGAGTGTCTTTTCACAAGGACCGAGCCACTACGGGTTCTGAGGCTTCTAAGCAGTTTCTCAAGAGGCGGGAAGACAAAGAGGCGTCTCTTATCTTTTCTCGCGAAGACCGTTGGAAGCGATAACGTAAGCGTGCGCGTGTTTACATAAGGAGTCTCAAAATGATTAAGTACGAAGTTCATGTTTATCCCAATGGAACTAAGCATTGGCATCTCAATGGAAAGCTTCACCGAGAAGATGGTCCCGCTATTGAGTATCCCGATGGAACCAAAGAGTGGCGTCTCAATGGAAAGCTTCACCGAGAAGATGGTCCCGCTTATGAGGGTTCCAATGGAGACAAAGAGTGGTATCTCAATGGAAAGCTTCACCGAGAAGATGGTCCCGCCATTGAGTATACCAGCGGAACTAAGAAGTGGCTCCGGAATGGAAGACTTCACCGAGAAGATGGTCCTGCTATTGAGGATGCCAATGGAACCAAAGAGTGGTTCCTCAATGGAAAGTGTCACCGAGAAGATGGTCCCGCTATTGAGTATTCCAATGGACATAAGGAGTGGCATCTCAATGGAGAGGAATTGACCGAAGCAGAGTTTCGTGCAAAGCAGAATAGCTGCGAAGGCAAGGTCATTGAAGTCGATGGAAAGAAGTATCGCCTTTCGGCGGTTTAAGGAGAGAGAAGATGAGTAAAATTGATATTATTTCAGCGTGCTTGGTGCTTTTGATTGCCTTTTTCGCCTGGGCCATCTCTTTGAATGAGGTGAAAAACCTTCAGCTCAAGAAGATCGCAAGAGATTGCGAGTCCACACAGGCATTTCGAATCGGAGATTCCGTTTATGACTGCACTTTGCGAAAAGAAGACTAATCTTTAAGAAGAGACCTCCAGAGGCCCCGGGGCTTCTTTCCTATTTTCCGATAATATCTTCGCCAAATTTTCTTTTCTTGGACAATCATTGGCACGAAGATAATCATGTGAGCCAGAACTCCGTAAAGAAGAAATGCAGCTAAGGTTCTCTGGTGTAGAATTACAGAAACAATTTCGTTGTTAACCAAATAAAGGCCGACGAATGCTTCCAGCGAAACAAGCACCATAGAAATGAATAAAGCTTGAAGAAAAGTTCTTGTCAAGAGTTTGCCCGATATTAATATCGTACTACGGAGGGTTCCGATGAAAGTTATTTTTCTTGATAATGATGGAGTCATCTGTTTGCGTAGCAATTGGGGTTCTCGATTTAAGAAGCAAAAGAAGTACAAGGGCGACCTATCGGGGAGAGAGCGTCCTTTTGAAGTCCGAGCTGATAACTTTGACAGAAAGGCCGTCAGGGTTCTGAATGAAATCCTAGAAGAAACCGGAGCAGAGATTATTATCTCCTCGGATTGGAGGAGACTTGGATCTCTTGAGGAGTTGCAAGAATATTATTTGACCCAGGGGATTGTCAAGGCTCCGGTTGGCTTGACGAAGATCTTTTCTAAGGTAAAGATTCCGGATCATTTCCCGTGGAATAGAGGGTACTCGTCCGAACAAGAGCGTAGTTTGGAAATTTTGGACTGGCTATCTGATCACCCGGAGATTACACAGTGGGTTGCCGTGGATGATCTTGATATGTCTACAAGAAATGGCTGGGGACTGAGCAATTTTGTTCATACTCCAATCGATACAGAGGGAATTAAGCAGACAGGAGTCAAGAAAAAAATTCTTGACTCCCTAATTTAGGAGACGTGATGAAAGAAGAAGATTATGCCCTCCCTGTTCTCATTGGATTGATTGCACTAATCGCCTTGTTGGCCTCGGCTTGCTAGGCGGGCAAAAAATTCACACTTATATTACAGAAAGAAAAGGTTGCTCAAAACCCCTTCTTTCAGATTACTGTTTAGCCAGGAAGCTCTAGGAAGGCATCTCCTGCAACTTGCAGGGCAAGACCAACGTGACAGGAGGTAGTGTGAGACTTGAAAACACCAGTTGAAGTATAATCATAGACTCGGCTCAAGCCATGCTTTCTTTCGGCAATCTTTAGCCTATATGAAAAGAGCCTTTCTCCATCGGTTGAAAGGCTCTTGTTTTCGGCGGAGATTCCGCTGAGCCATGCCTTAACTACTTCTTCATTTCGCATTGAACGCTCCTTTGCCTAGATATAGTGGAGGACCGTTTTGCCGTGATTTTTTTGAGCTTGGGCTGCGGGCAAAAAATTTACGATTATTAAGAAAAAAGGTAATCCACTTTAGCCCTCCACTATATCAAGGTGGAGAAAGCAAACGGACACCAGAAGACCGGGAGAAGGCATGGGCAAAGCCGCTACAGCCGAGCTGGAAAAAAGGGCTTATGCCCTCTTGGAAGAAGGCGTTGTAATGAAAGTGAGCTACCGCCCAACTGAACAAGAAGTTGCCCCACATCTGAGTGAAATTATTGAGGTCCTTTCTGAGAAGATTCCCGAACTTAGTTCGGCAATTATCCAGAGGAATCTTTCTGGAGAATGGAGAGAGGAGCATATCTCTGAGTTGAATAATATTCAGTGGGAGCTTATGCAAATACACGCGCGATTGAAGCGAATGGAAGAGGTTACTTGGTAATGTCTTGGGAATATTCTTATCTAAAAGATTTTGTTGACAAGGATGCTTTCTACTCGATGCCTGAAGAAACAACCCACATTATCTGGTTTAATAAGTGAGTGGAGAGAAAATGACTGATACGCCACGTTTTTTGACCCCCAAGACCGCTTATCGCTTTCAGGACTTTTGGGTTGGAAGCGAAACCACTTACCGAGAGGTGAACCCAGAGGGAGGATATTTCTCTGAGGCGATCCATACGGCTTACGTTGGCACTCCCGAAGACCAGGGGTTTGTGGACGTATACGCATCGAATCACCCTGTGGCTTTGAAGTGGTGCAAGGACGTTTTCAGGAAGAGGAAGGAATCTCTTCTTGAAGAGCTAAACGCCGTCGAAGACAAGCTTAGAGGTTACAATGGGGACTAGCAGCACAGGAGACTCCGAGGTTTCTTTTGAGTTTCTAAGCTCACTTATTCAGCTTTCAGACATTCCAGAAGATGAATGGATTGGAAAGACCGTATATCATCCTATGGGTGGGCAAATGGGCGATATTCCTATTTGGCGTTTTAACGAAATGTCAGATGTCTGTAAGCAAATTGAAAGAGAATTTGAAGACCCGAATTTTCCGATTGAGCCTTACAAGGTAATTTATGATGTTGGAGTCGTTCATCGAGTTACAGATGGTGACCCACCTCCATATAATTTTGGAAAAGAAGTTTTCTTCGGAACAGACGGACCGGAAGGGTTTTGTCTTCACTATAACCCGGATAACCTTTGGATTGAAATTGGGAATTAGCAGCACAGGAATTCTCTATTGGGGGCTTGATTTCGGGGAAGATCGTCCTTGGATTAACGAAGAAACCCCATATGAGGAGGATGAATTTGATCCAGGTGATGCTGTTTGGATGGCGAATGGGGCAAGTCAATCTGACTCATATGAAATTCGGAGAGAAGCAGAGAAGGATATGGGGGTAGAATTTGTAATTCATTGCTCTTATGACTATTCTATGTGGGGGCTTGGCGTTTCTGAGTCAATTCTTCGAGCCTATCGAGGAAATCCCATTTCAATCAAAGAGCTTGTCGTTAAGCCTGAATGGGAAGTGATGCTGTGGATTGCGAGGGAAAAGCTTGCGAAAACTTTTGACGACTCCTTTCTAAAAGGTGGGCCTACTTGGCATCTGACTAGTGTTTATGGATAGGATTCAAAATGATTAAGTACGAAGTTCATGTTTATTCCAATGGAACCAAAGAGTGGCACCTCAATGGAAAGCTTCACCGAGAAGATGGTCCTGCTATTGAGTGGGCCAATGGAACCAAGTATTGGTATCTTAATGGAAAGCGACACCGAGAAGATGGTCCTGCTATTGAGGATGCCAATGGAACCAAAGAGTGGTGGCTCAATGGAAAGTGTCACCGAGAAGATGGTCCCGCTATTGAGGATGCCAATGGAACCAAAGAGTGGCGTCTCAATGGAAAGCTTCACCGAGAAGATGGTCCCGCTTATGAGGGTTCCAATGGAGACAAAGAGTGGTTCCTCAATGGAAAGCTTCACCGAAAAGATGGTCCCGCTTATGAGGGTTCCAATGGAACCAAAGAGTGGTTCCTCAATGGAAACCAACTCACCGAAGCAGGGTTTCTTGCAAAGCAGAACACCTGCGAAGGCAAGGTCGTTGAAATCGATGGAAAGAAGTACCGCCTTTCGGCGGTTTAAGGAACAGATATGCGTAGGCGCACTTTGCTTGCAGTAGTCACAGAACATAGCTCCGAAGAAATGGGAGAAGATTCTCTTCTTTCCGTTCAGATTGTTCCGCTTCAGATTGGAACAGCATTTACAACAACCAAGCGGAATGAGTTTTCCTTCTTTTCTATTCGTGCAGTCGTCGGAATTCCCTCGGAAGCAGAGAGGGTGATTCGTGCTCGGCAGAAAGATGGGCAAACTTGGGATGGGTGGCTTGGAGTCTGTGAGAGAGCTACGCCAGGAGGTAAACGAGAATGATTTATGCTGCTTTATATTTCGCGATAGGGTTTATCGTAGCGATAACTTTGATCTGGACAGCAGGTGTCGATGACCTGTTTGCTCCTCTTCTCTATCTGCTTTTGCTGACTGTTGCTTGGCCCGCCGCACTCCTCGCCGCACTCCTCGCCGCACTTATTCCGACTATTAAAAAGATTAATCGGGGAGTAATCTGGATTACTCCTGAGGCTAGAGCCGTACGGAAGACCGCTTCTCCAAGCTATGAATCAGGACAGCTAGCGTTGGCGCAAAAGGGCGGAGAGCTTTCTCCGCCAGCAAGAGGTGCGATTAAGAATTAATGAGGCCGTGTCCGTTCACTGCGGACTAGTGGGGAGTGGCGAGGGATGCCCCATGATTGAAGCTGGTTCGTTACCAGTACGACGAGATAGGCAATGGAAAGAAGTAGGTTCGATTCCTACCGCCGTAAATTCTCCGAAGAAAGCTCCGGACCTCGGATGAGGTCGTCATAAAGATGGCGTTAATGTAAGTCGTCAGTAGGGTGGAGGCGAATATTGCCTGTGAAGCCCTGCTGGTGCATTATCTCTGAGCAGGCGAGTAATTCTCGCTGGGTATGTTGCACCTAGGTAGGTGGGCAGAAATGCTTGACTTACGCAGCAACACGCGGATGGGTGTCTCTCGCGTTTAAAGGCGCAAAAGATGGACCGACATATAACCTTAGAGGTAATTACTAAAACCATATATGCCGTGGCTGTTATTTCGGGAGCTCCCTGCTCCCGGCCCTTCGGGGCAAAAAATTGACATTTTTAACAAAAGAAAACAGATGTTACTCTGTTTTCTTTATAGACCATCTATTACAGCTCCACTGTAAACGCATCAACCTCTGAGGTCCAAAGCCATTGGCTTACAAGCCGATAGAGCCCGCGAGTTGCAGAGTCAATGACAAACTCATATTCCGTCATTTCTTCACCGGAAGGGCAGATTATGATCAATTCTTCTCCGGTCCACTTGAGATGAGTGAAGTCTTGATTGATTGCTCGAAAAAGCTTTGTTACAGAGTCTCCGATAAATCTATCCCAGACAACGTAATCTTCCATTTCATTTGGATATGAATCTCTCATTGTGAGTTGTTCTCCTTTTTCATTGTGCGGTGGGTGATATCCTGGGGGTAGGCAAGCCACTTTTCGCCAGCCCATTCGACCTCTAGAAACCGAGTTCCGTTAGAGCGGAAGATAGACTTGGTGACAGCCAATATTTCGCCGTTGTCTGGAGTCGTCCACCGCACAAAGTCTGGCCTTGTGATATCCGCTGCTCGCTGGAGCATGAACTCGTCATTCCCCCATTTTCCGGGGTTCGTCCCTCGTGCCTTGGTTACAATTAATTGATCGCCCCGCTGTGCGTCTTTCGCTCTCATTGAAGGCTGCTCTTCCTGTCTCCATTTTGGAAATAAACAAGTTCTTGATGCCAACCTTCCCAAAAGAAGACTGCATAAAGAACATAGTTGGACTCAGATAGTCTTCGTGTATAATTCCAAGAATTCATCTTGAAATCAAATGTGGCAATCCAGTACCAATCTCCATCTTCTTCTACTGCGACAAAGTACACTACTTACTCTCCACAACCAAGTAGTTGCAGCTATGATTGACATAGATTGAAATGTCGAGGTCTTCATCGCCACAGTAAGAGGCTTCGTCCAGAAAGTTCTCGCGGTCAAGAGAGAGGTACAGAGGGAGGTAAGCCTCCGTCTTGAGGAGATAAGTAGGATGCTTGTTGAAAAGTTCTTCGATTTCTTCGTAAGTCATTCTACAGTCCTACATATTGAATTTGAGAGTTACAGATTTCGTCAACGTAGCCTTCGTCAGATTCAGAATATTCTTCGCCCAGACTTGCCCATGGATCATTTGGATAGTCGGGAGCAATCTTCTTTTCAAACCGGACCACAGAAGTCATTTCGTAATGAGCGATGATCTTTGCCGAGAAAAATCCCATAACAGGACCATTGCGCCCTAGATATCTTCCTCCTTCGTCCATTCCAAGGCGAACCCTCACAGGGTCACCACGTCGAAGAGGGAACATTATTGCCTTGCCTCAACGATAAGGTCTTCATCGACAAGCGCCATAGAAAACTCAAGCATGTTTCCCAGGCCATAATCAGCAGGGCTTACACGATTGCCCCACCCAGAGTTAGAGTTGGCGTCAACCCAGATTCCAGAGTAGTTAACTGGACCAAGAATAATCACGGTCTTTTCGTGCTTCTTTGCGATAGAAATCCTTACGGTTCCGGTTTCCGGAATACGCTTCTCATAAGTAGTTCCCATTCGGGTCATTTGAAGGGTTGACTTACTAAACCCGCGCTTTCTAAGCTGGGCGAAAAATTGAAGACGATTCATGCGAAGTTTCCTTTCTGCACCTAGATATAGTGGAGGACCGTTTTACCGTAATTTTTTCTCAACCCATCGGGGCAAAAGATTTGCAGAGCCAAATCAAGCTGAGTTGGGTGTCCAAATTTGGCTGAGTTGGATGGCTTGGCATGAAATTTGTCTGACGCCCCCGGGCAAAAGCTGGACATAAAAATCACTGCGGAACAGTCCTCCACTATATCTAGGCGAAGGAAATAAGAGCAGAACGGTTCAATAAAAAGAGCAACGAGTAAAGCTTATTTAAAACTTTTTTAATACAGTTCTGCCCTGTACTATATCTGGGTGCGGCACCCGAACCCCTTGTCGCAGAAAGAAAGAGAGAGTTATGACTAACATTTTTGAAACTGAGCACACTGAGAGCCCCCTTCAGACGATTCGGGAGACCATGAGCGTTTCCACCGATGATGATGGCACTGCCATTGTTTCCTTTGCTACGAATCGTGGCAAGGGTTCCGGGGCTCAGTCTATGCCTGTATCTGAGTTCGGTGATTATGTCACCGCGCTGGAGGGTATCGCGGAGTCCGGGATTCCCGAGGCTTCTGAGGCTCGGCTTTCCGCCGCTGAGTCGCTGCGTCAGACCGTGAAGCAGGAGGACGGCATCGTCAGCTTCCGTGTTCGGTCTGGGAAGGGTGCAAAGCCCGCGAAGGTCCCTGCGGGTGACCTGGGGGACGTGGCGAATCTCCTGCGCTCGACTGTGAGCGCGGTTGAGGCTGCGGGGGAGAAGCTCACTCAGAGCGAGTGAGTGTATGAGAGTGCGTGGATACAATGGTCCGCGCACTCTCTCCTTCCACTGTGAATCTTTTTCCCGAGGCTTGTTGTGATTAAGAATCGTTTTCAAAATGCTATTGATGCGCTTGAAGCGCAAGCTAAGATTTGAGACTCTGTAGCGGAAGGCGCAAAGTATGCTTCCGAGGCTGTATCGGCAGAAAGAGCTGCCGATAGCTTTCGGCGGTCTGCCCTCTTTCTAGAGGGACGTGGGCGAGAGACACATGCGTTTGCATGTGGGCGATGTGAGCCGAATGTAGACGAACCAGACGTTGACTTCTGCAACGTCTGTAGACCGAACGGTTAGAGCTATGACTCCTGATGATTCCTACTTCTTTGAGGTTCGTGACCAGCTAATTCAAGATTTTCGCAAGCATATGCGTATTGCTGCTACTCTGCGAGAGTTTTGTCTCGATTGGTCTGATGAGTTTCGCGATATTGCCCGCAACATTGCTCGTGAAATTGCTGCGTTTGATATCAGCAAGGAGCGTGCTCTCTTTGAAGACGCAGAGATGTATGAGGGACCAGTACTGTCGGGTTGGAGGTAAAACAAGGTGATTTGCAAACACGTTCCTTTGATTAGGAAGGCTTTGTTAGGAGCTACCGTTAAGGCCAAGAGCCTTGATACTCCGCTCTCTCACAATGGAGAGCCATACTTTGTAAAGGTGGGGGATATGTACCTGTTTGCCTGCTCTAAATGTGGGTCTCCTTACTGGGGAAATGGAAAGGGAGAGCCGTTTAGCGGCGTTTAAATGACGGAAAAGTACACCGAGCATCGTATCTTCTGTGAGTGGGACGCCGGAGCCTATATAAGCTCGCTAACTCCTTACTTTCATGCAGAGCTTCAAAAGCTTGTTGAGTCTTATGGCCCTCCCGATAAGGTCGAGTTTCGGGCTCATGGAGAAGGATGGGCCGAGGCAATGAGCGGCCTCTCTTCACCACTGGTTGATGATGAAAACTCTTGTCAGTAATACAAAAGATATAATCTTGCCAAAATAATTGGAAGAGGTTATTGTGTTAGGGCAATCGAGAAAGTGCGAAGTTAGGTGTGCGAATTGTCATAATATAAAAACTGCTGTAGAAAGAAGTTACTATAGCAACTATCTTATGACAGAGTAAGAGCAAGAATGGAGTGGGCCCATAGCTCAACAGGTAGAGCAGCGGACTTAAGCGTTGAAGTAAGAGCGCCAGTATCGAAAGGTATTGGTAAGTATCGGGTGAATTCAGGGAAACCCTGTAAAATGGCAACCCTGAGCCAAGCCGTCTAAGCGTAGACGGAAGGTGCAGAGACTAGTTGGTGATAGACGACCTTCTATCGTAATACAACATTAGCGCCCGACACCTTAACAAATAATGCTGATGGTGATGATATAGTCCAGGGTAGCAAGCCTCTTTTGAGGTGGCTTGGGAAACTAAGTGCTATCACGTTAATCCGCGGGTTCTAGGTTCAAGTCCTAGTGGGCTCACCACTCCATTCACAAAGAAACTAAGCTTCTCGCTTATAACAGAGTAAGAATAAATTGGACCCCTAGCTCAACAGGTTAGAGCAACGGACTCTTAAAAATAGGAGCGTCATATAGAAATATATGAATGAAAATTTGGCTGTATGCTGGAAACCCCTTAAGCTCTAAGTACCTCTCTTATGGGTAACAATCTTAGAGATTGGGCAATCAGCAGGCAACTCTCGACAAAGCGCGGCCTACTAATATCGACAGCCTATAAGAGGGGTGTTTGTATTATGAATCCAAATACAAAAGGCGCTTTGGGTGAGCACGGAGTGATAAAATATTTGCTGTCAAAATCACTGCCAGTATTTAAATCAATTTGCGATAATTCAAGAATCGATTTAGTTACAGAGGTAGACGGTAAATTGGTAAAAATTCAGGTTAAGACAACCTCTTCTAAAGATGGAAAGGCTTGGCTTTATACAAAAAAGAGCTGTCTTAATCGGAAGTATAATTACTCATATGAAGAAGGAGATGTTGACGTATTTGCTCTATATGTAGATGATATAGACAGAGTATTCTTTATCTCCTCTAAGGAGGCAACAAAGAATACGTCATCGTTTACTCTTCGGTTCACCAAGCCCGGGAATAATCAGGTAAAGAATATCAATTTTGCCGACGATTATCTGGATTTCGAGAAAGCCCTCAGAGACTAAACGCCAAACACCTTAGCGAATAAAGTCGAAGGTGATGAGATAGTCCAGACCAGCAAGCCCTTGTGGTGGCTTAAGAAATTAAGTGTCTGGTAAGTAATCCGTAGGTTCTCGGTTCGATTCCGAGGGGGTTCACCATATTGTATAAATAAGGTGCGTGTAAGCAAAAGCCTTTAGGGCAAAGCTCCCGGCGTAAATCGGGGAATACATCGTAGTCAGACTGGTCGGTGTGGCGATGTTATGCGGGTTAAAGTCCCGTCACGTTTACCTTATTTATATTGAACAAGGAGAAGTGGCCGAGTGGTCGAAGGCGCTCCCCTGCTAAGGGAGTGTGGGGAAACTCACCGAAGGTTCGAATCCTTCCTTCTCCGCCATCATTAAGCAATATGAACAAGATAGAAACATTAAGGAGCAGACTAAAGAAGCTCGGCATAGATGTTGAGTTTGTAGCAAATTATCCGTGGATTTACCTGAAGAGTGTCAATGGGAAGTTCGTAACTGAAAAGTACCTAGGAAATCATGGCTTTACAGCGGCCCTACTGAATAGTCAGGGCGAGATTTCCTTCCCTGACTTGCATCGTCTTTTTGCAGAAATTAGAAAGTACAGTTAAAATGAAGAATCTTGCTATCATCCTTATCCTTTTGTTTGTCTCGGGTTGTGCCCCGGATGGAAATCCGGTTACAGAAAATGCCGCTGCTTTTGCTGTGGCATGTGCAGACTCCGTGTATGCAGGGTTTTGGCTCGGCTTGTGGCATGGAATCATCGCGCCATTCTCTTGGTTCTTTAGCCTGTTCATGTCAGATGTGAATGTTTATGAAGTCTGCAATAACGGCGGCTGGTATGACTTCGGGTTTGTGCTCGGAGCAGGAATCCTCGGGAGCCTTCTCTCTAGCTCCGACTAAAGAGACTCTGAAGGGTGCGGCATTTCTGCCGCACCTTTCCGGGCAAAAAATTTACATGGAAGTTAACCTTTTGCCCGGGACGCCCCTCGGCCGGACATATATTTCCTAATATATAAGCGCCCGTCACTATATCTGGTACGGAAGATGCAGAGCGGCGGCCATTTAAAGCTTGAAGCAGAAACCGCGCCATAGATAGGCCTCTGATGGCGGTAACAAGAAAGCTTCTTCTTTAGGGAGAAAAGTTAGAAGCTTTCCTCATTAACCATAAATGCTAATATTTATGGTTAAAGAAATGAGGGTAAAGATGCCGAGGTTTCCAGAGTCTCTTTCCAAAAGGCACGTTATCGCGCTGCTAATCTTTATTGCCGTTGATATGATTGCCACGATGATTTGGTATCATTTCTGCGGAATTGAAGAGGCAAACCCTCTTCTCGCTGGGCCAATCAAACACAGCCTAGTCTCCTTTGCTCTAGTCAAACTGACGATGTCTTTGCCGGGACTTCTCTTTCTCTATAAGAAAATTGAGCTTAGAATTAGCCAGTTTGGACTTGGGGTTCTTTTGTTCTGGTATATTGCAATCTTTTGTATTCACTGGTATATTTTGATGGGCCTTCTAAGGGGTCTATAGAAAGGTTTGAAATGGAAGCTGTAACGCTTGTCCTCTATGCTATCTTCTTTATTTTTCTATCTGTAATTCTCAACAAGCCAGAGCCTACCTTCAGGCAGTTTGTTTCTGACGCATCCCTTTCTATGGGCGCGATCCTTCTTTACAAAGCTCTTTTCGCTCTTTAGGGCCTCAGTTCGCGTGTATGCTCATGCTCGCGCGCGAACTCGGGCAAAAAATTTGCAGAGCAAGGAAGGCGCTCTAAAAGCTCTCCTCTCGACCTTTTATTTTCAGCTTCCTTTTTCGTAATACCCTATGGCCCTGCACTATATTTAGCCGAACGAACGGCAACCAGAGCCACCACCATCGGAGCTTACATGATTACGGTTGATTTTGAAGGAAACAGTTACCTCTTTTCTCGTAGCGATAAGGGCCAGGGATACTGGTCGGGGAATGGCGGGCCTAAGTCTGGTCGTTATCCCGGCATCTGTATGGTCGCCCCCTCTATCATGTGGCCCGAACTGAGGGCCGCCGCCATTGAGCAGGGTGCTGATGCAGAAGTGATGGCGTATAAGCCTCTCGGAGATTCCGCAGAAAAGAAGTCTCGCACGAAGAAGGTTAAGACTACCAAGAACACTATTGCTATCTTTTAGGAGATATCATGGGTAAGCGCAACGTAGATGACGCAATTCAGAAGTTCCTTGATAATGGCGGAAAGGTGTCAAAGGTTCGCCCCGCCAATCAAAAGGACGTGAATCGAGCAAGCAGGACCTTTTACCACAAGGACAAGGCTATCTGTGGGTCTGAACGCTCAAAGGGCTTTCTGAAGAAGAGCGAGAAAAAGGAGTCTTCTCTTATCTTTTCTCGGGCTGAACGCTGGAAGTCTGATGATTAGAAGGAGTACTCTATGAGTAATGTCAGTCTGATTAAGGCGGTGCGAGTAAATGGTCGATATTATCGAACAGTAGAATCTGCCAAGTTTTGCCTTGGAGTCGATAGCATTGCCAAGGAAGATTGCGTGCAAACAAATCTTCTCGCGATTACTTATTATGACGAACATGATTGGGAGCACCGCAGGAGGCATGTTGCCTTCTTTCCCATGGGGGATGAGGTCTCTATACTTGGATAAGCAGGTTAATTGTGCCAAACTTTTGTGAAAATATTATAGTCATCTCAGGAGAGGGGGGTCTTCTCTCTTCCTTTCAGAAGAAAGCTTCTGGAGGGACCGCTACATATAACTCTGTTTATTTGCTAGAGGATGATGACTGGGGAGGCTTTGACTCAATTAGAGTTGCTGCAATTTATTCGACTCCACCAGAGCTTGGGTATGAGCAAGTGTTTTCCTTTCATTCTCTTGTTCCTGTGCCAGAAGAGATCAGGCGACTTCCGTTCGATAGAGATGGAGTGGAAACTGTTTGTAAAATTCTTGAGATAGAGAGTCTTGAATACGGTTATCTTTGGGAGAAGAAGAATTGGGGAGCAACTCAAACAGATGATTTTGGAAGCTCTTCTTTGGTAAGTGTAAAAACAGGAGAGTTGACCTATAAGGTCACGACATGCTGGAAGCCTCCATTGCCTTTTATGAAAAAAGTTGCTGCCGATTGGCCCGAGCTTAACTTTCATATAGAATATAGCGAGCCAGGAATGGGGTTCGTTGGAGAGGCAAAGTATGAGAATGGAAAGCTTGTTTTTGAAGATTGGGAAGATTATAGGCCGTATTAAAGAAAGAATCTTTGGATTCTTTTTCTTTACAGGGCTGACGGAAGGGGCTGAAATTATGATTACAGAAGAAGACATCGACTCTATTCAGGGTGAGCCAGCAGAGAAGGAAGAGTGGATTACTTATGATAGCTCATATGTAGACGACCCATTTATGATCTACATGTCAGCAAAGTTCAAGAGCAATCTGAGGCCAAGAGAGCTTGCTCTTGAGGAATCTTTGCTACAGATGTATATGAGTGGAACAGTAGAAGTCCGTATGGACGGAGAAAATGAGCCTCTAGTCCGCCTCACTGCCAATGGCAGCAATCTTGTATTTGCAAATATGATGGCCTCTTACGGTCATATCGCAGAAGCATAGGAAGACAAATGAATGATCAAACTTGTTATTTTTACTACCGCGAAGGCAATTTCAATGTGACGGTAGCATATTACCGTGATACAGATGATGTACTTTTCGGAGCAGCCTTTTGTCGAAAGGGAGATTCCTTTAGCAAGAAGCGTGGAAAGCAGATTGCAGAAGGAAGGATGAATGTCACTCCTGCTGTGGTACAGCTGCCGGAAGGCCCTTCTAAGACGCCTCGCAGGGATGTGCACACGCTTATCCTTGAGGAGCTAACCGCATGTGAGTATGCGCCCGTGCGCTTCTCTCCCAATCTGACTCTTAAGCGTTTTAACACAACTAAGGTTCGAGTTTAAATAAATTCTAATATGTTTCGACCCTGTACTACATAGGGTTGTGCCTTAATCCCGTTTCTAAGGAGAATAAAATGGGTGTTTGTAATCAGCGTGGCTCTAAGCTCCAGCGTCAAAATCAGCATCAGCGTCGTCTAATGGCAAAGATTGCCCGCTTTAATAAGCGTGGCTGGAAGGTCGATGGTCTGGAGCGTGAGCTTGCTCGCTCTCTGGGCGATGAAAAGCATAAGGCTTTCCGAACTGGTCGGGATGCGGACCCGCGTTATCAGAAGAATTATAACGACTAAGAGTTTGGTCGATTACGGGGAAAGCATGAGCGTTGTTCCGATTATTTATGTTTGCGAAAAATCAACCGCACGCTTTTACCCCGTAGTTTATTTCGAAGATGATGCAGTTGCAGTTAGGCTCCTTGTTGGTTCTGGAGCCTGGATTATCAATCACGATAATTTGAAGCAGTCTTTGACTGAAGATGGGCCACAATGGTACGTTAAAATTCCGTCTCTAGAAGAGTTTGTTTTGTTCAAAAGGAGAGTTGGGAATAGGACGGAATGGTATCGAGAGGGGCTTAAGCCTTACTCTGATCCTACCATTTATTTTGAATATACCAAAGAATGCGGGGAGCATGATGTCTATTTCAGCTGAAGATATTGATGGCTTTGATGATGCGGTAAGAAGCTATCTTGAAAACTGTGATCTAAGCCTTGAAGTTGAGAGCGATTATTATAATTCAAATGAATTAAAGCTAACGGTTAAGCTCTTGTCTCCCAGTGCGTTTACATGGCGTGGAACTATTTTGATTGAAGACTCAGTGACCTTTGAGGTTGGAGATAAGAACAATGACTAATTCGCTAACTAAGCTTCAGGCTTCTGACATTGAATCCCTTCGGACAGTTGTTCCAGATTTGACAGAAGACCATTTCCTTAAGCTAAACTTTAGGCTTTATGGTTGGGACAAAAAGGATGCGGAGTCTCTGCTTCGAAGGTTCGCAGAAGCGGAGCTTCGATTGTATCGTAATACTGCACTAAAGCGTGAGAACGTGAAGTCATGGAAGGCCGGGCGTTGCTACAGGAAAGGCAGCGAGGATTGGTCTCGTATCGATGGTAATCCATTGGCCGAAGAAGATATCGATGCTATTAAGGCGCTGAGCTATGGGCAGGATACTGGGACAAGCAATGTTGTCGGAGATATGGTTGCACATGTAACATGGGCATGTGATAGTAGCGATTAGGATAGCTTAATGTCGTTGAGTCCAGATGAGGTTCAGAGGCGATTAGAGGCAGAAGAGAATAAGCAGGCAACTATTGTAGCGTTGACTATAATCCTTCCATTTCTTTTCTGCTTTTTGTTCGGCCTAGTTGTCGGAATTATTTTCTTTTAAATATACAAGGATATACAATGGGTTATCGCACTTATTACAAGATTCAAATCTTCCACCCAGAATTGGGATGGGAGAATCTTCTCAATTATACTCCCAGTGAATATAAGGATCTTCATATGCTAAAGGAAGCATACATCCCACGGAATGTGGAGAGGTGCCTTATTCCGCTTTTTAAGTACGTGTATGAAAACTTGGGCGGAGATAACTGGAGAGGCTTTTATGAAGATTCTCAAAAGTGGTATGATCATGAAGCAGAGCTTCTGAACCTAAGTCTGGCAGTCCCAAATATGGGCATCCAACTTTCTGGAGAGGGAGAGGAGTCGGGCGATATTTGGCGTAAGCGTTTTGTGAACGGAAAGATGTATGCGACCCAAGTCATAATTCAATATGAGCCCTGGCCGCAAGAAGCTCTAATCGACGGAGAGTAGACAGTGGATAACGGGATGTAGCGCAGTCTGATAGCGCACCGCATTTGGGTTGCGGTGGTCGTAGGTTTAAATCCTACCATCCCGACCACTTTCCTCGGTTTCGTCAGAGGTTTTTAGTGTCAAAAACAAATAGCCAAAAGTCTCGGCAATTCGAATGTCCTAAGTGTAAGGCTCCTGTCGGCAAAAGGTGTTATAATCTTTGGCGTTTTTATCCCGGAGGCAAGCTTAGGCCTGAGGAATCTAGGAAGCGTAAGATTCGAGGATTTAATGTTCGCTCCGGAAGAAAGCATCCGAAGGCTAGTCATTCAGAAAGGATTCAGTTGCTATGTGGATAATTTATAGTGAAATTGGACTTAAGAATGAAGAGAAAGAAGAAAGGCTTTCGATTGCCCTTGAGGAAATAAAAAAAGGGAACTCAACTTATTCCTGTGGCAAGTTATTCTTCGAAATTTGTAGCAGAAGCTTTGATTGAAGATAGGATCCAAGCAGTGAGGCTCTATAAAGAACTTAGGAATATGACAAAGCCTATCTGCAAAACTAATTCATATGGAACCAAGAAGTGGCACCTCAATGGAAAGCTTCACCGAGAAGATGGTCCTGCTATTGAGTGGGCCAATGGAACCAAGTATTGGTATCTTAATGGAAAGCGACACCGAGAAGATGGTCCTGCTATTGAGGATGCCAATGGAACTAAGTATTGGTTCCTCAATGGAAAGTATCACCGAGAAGATGGTCCTGCTATTGAGGATGCCAATGGAACCAAAGAGTGGTTCCTCAATGGAAAGCGACACCGAGAAGATGGTCCTGCTATTGAGGATGCCAGCGGAACTAAGAAGTGGTTCCTCAATGGAAAGCGACACCGAGAAGATGGTCCCGCTATTGAGCGGCACAATGGAGATAAGCTTTGGTTCCTCAATGGAAAGCCTTTCTCCAAAGAAGGATGGTTTGAACAGCTAACCGAAGAGCAGCAGGAGAAGCTTCTGTTTAACTCAGAGATTATGGCTTAAGTACAATGACAAAGCCTATCTGCAAAACTAATTCATATGGAACCAAGAAGTGGCACCTCAATGATAAGCTTCACCGTGAAGATGGTCCCGCTGTTGAGTATGCCGATGGAAATAAGTTTTGGTACCTCAATGGAAAGCGACACCGAGAAGATGGTCCTGCTATTGAGGATGCCAATGGAACTAAGTATTGGTATCTCAATGGAAAGTATCACCGAGAAGATGGCCCCGCTTATGAGGGTTCCAATGGAACCAAAGAGTGGTGGCTCAATGGAAAGCTTCACCGAGAAGATGGTCCTGCTATTGAGTGGGCCAATGGAACCAAGTATTGGCATCTCAATGATAAACTTCACCGAGAAGATGGTCCCGCTGTCGAACATTCCAATGGAGATAAGCTTTGGTTCCTCAATGGAAAGCCTTTCTCCAAAGAAGGATGGTTTGAACAGCTAACCGAAGAGCAGCAGGAGAAGCTTCTGTTTAACTCAGAGATTATGGCTTAAGTACAATGACAAAGCCTATCTGCAAAACTAATTCATATGGAACCAAGAAGTGGCACCTCAATGATAAGCTTCACCGTGAAGATGGTCCCGCTGTTGAGTATGCCGATGGAAATAAGTTTTGGTACCTCAATGGAAAGCGACACCGAGAAGATGGTCCTGCTATTGAGGATGCCAATGGAACTAAGTATTGGTATCTCAATGGAAAGTATCACCGAGAAGATGGCCCCGCTTATGAGGGTTCCAATGGAACCAAAGAGTGGTGGCTCAATGGAAAGCTTCACCGAGAAGATGGTCCTGCTATTGAGTGGGCCAATGGAACCAAGTATTGGTATCTTAATGGAAAGCGACACCGAGAAGATGGTCCTGCTATTGAGGATGCCAATGGAACCAAAGAGTGGTGGCTCAATGGAAAGCTTCACCGAGAAGATGGTCCTGCTATTGAGGATGCCAATGGAACCAAAGAGTGGTTCCTCAATGGAAAGCGACACCGAGAAGATGGTCCCGCTGTTGAATATGCCAATGGAGATAAGCTTTGGTTCCTCAATGGAAAGCCTTTCTCCAAAGAAGGATGGTCCTGCTATTGAGGATGCCAATGGAACCAAAGAGTGGTTCCTCAATGGAAAGCGACACCGAGAAGATGGTCCCGCTGTTGAATATGCCAATGGAGATAAGCTTTGGTTCCTCAATGGAAAGCCTTTCTCCAAAGAAGGATGGTCCTGCTATTGAGGATGCCAATGGAACCAAAGAGTGGTTCCTCAATGGAAAGCGACACCGAGAAGATGGTCCCGCTGTTGAATATGCCAATGGAGATAAGCTTTGGTTCCTCAATGGAAAGCCTTTCTCCAAAGAAGGATGGTTTGAACAGCTAACCGAAGAGCAGCAGGAGAAGCTTCTGTTTAACTCAGAGATTATGGCTTAAGTACAATGA